TACTACTAGCTCCTAATGCACCAAATCCATACCAGTTACTGTTACCAATATATTGCCATGTAGCTGCACCATTTTCAACTTGAATGTCTGTTGCATTATTAATTGTATTAAATACACTAGTACCTGTTGGTATATGATTAACTATACCTGCACCTGAACCGCGAATAATCGTGAAAGTTAATCCACTATCAACATTATCTGGTATATAAATATCAGTATTTGATATTCCATCAACATATATGCTATAATTTTTATCTGAATTACTAATTAAATATGTAGTTCCAGTAATGTGTTTTATTAATGTATTTGTTTGACCTGTACTGATAGCATTAGTTACGTATAATTTATTTACTAATGATCTATCTGAAGTAATATTATAATTATCTGGATATGTAATATTTCCATAAATTATTGTATCACCAGATAATGAAATTGTATTACCTGTTGATTGATTAATTCTTGAGTTATCTAAAATTATTTTAGTTGACATATCTTGTTTTTAATTTAAAAATCCTATAATATACCATTCATCAAATTCATCACTATATATAAATTGTAGTGAACCACGATTAGTATCAATTAAAGCTGTTGATACTCCATCAATATTTTTTCCATTACCGTCAATTGTTATATTGTTTGATAATGCATTACCTGTTCTATCTTTAACTGTTATTTTTTTACTACTATCTGGTGTTGATGGCAATGTTACAGTCAATCCTGATGATGAGGAATTTACTAAAACATAATCAATTGAATTTGTAAGTAAGGTATTTGCAGTAATACCAATAATTGTATTATTTTTATTATCAACATATCCTTTATGTACTAATGATAAACTAGTAAATCCAGTTGTATAATCTGCATTATATTCAATGCCAGTTTTTATTGTTTTATTATCATAAAATTTAACATTGTTTGTAGTAAATCTTAATTCATGATTAGTAGTAAAACCAGAATTTAATGATCTTATTTGAGTATTATAACCATCATAATTAAAAAGTGTTAATCCACTATATACTGTATTATCAGTCAAAGCAATTTCACCAACAGAATTATTTGCAACAGCATCAAAATTCCTCAAATATATTGAACTACCACTTACTGCTCTAAATTGAGTTTGGCTACCTGCACCACCAGTTCTTGCCTCAATATTAGATAGTGGAAAATCATTAGTACCAAAACCTAGTAATTGATAATTCGATGATGGTTCAAAAATTAAATTATATTGATCCATTGAAATGGTAGTATTACCAGTTAATGTTCCACCCAAACTAATATTGTTACCTATTTTTGTTAAACCATTATTAGCAGTTGATCCTGTTAATAATTTATTATCAACATATGATTTAGTTGTTACTTGTGTTGATCCAGTTATCAATACTGAACTATCATATTGTAATTTACCAAATACAATAGTAGTTCCAGATAAATTTAAAGTAAAACCACTTTCTTGTATAAATTTTCCTAAACTTAATTCTTGTTTTGTTTTAAAACTCATTTTTTCATAAAAATTAAAAATAAAATTATCCTACAAAATTCAATACATACCATCCATCTAATGTTTGATCAAATACTATTTCTATACCTCCCTTTTGTGTATTAATTAATGCAGTACTACTTCCATCAATATTTTTTCCATTACCATCAATAGTAATGTTATTAATTAGAGCATTATCAACATCTTTAATTTTGTAAACTTGTCCATCAACAGGAGCAATAGGTAATGTTAATGTTATTGTTGTTACACTTGATTGACAAAATATAACGAAATCACTATTAGTTAATGTTGTATTACCACTAACGATAGTTTTTGTTGAATAGATGTTTTGATTACCAGTACCACCACTAATAGTTGAAGCATCACGTATTTCAATTTCACCAGTAGTTGGATTTCTTACAAGAAGATTATTATTACTATTATTAGTTGTGATATTTGCATTATTACCTAATCCAAATCTAACTTTTGGAAAATGTACAGTATTAGTAACACCAGTATTAACTTTTATTGCATCACCACCCAAAATTGCTGATCTAATTGATGATGATGGTATATTATGATTTAATCCACCAAGTATTGCAGAATAATCAGCAAGAGCACCATGATTATCTGTTTGTCCACCATCAGTATTATAAAATCCAAAAGAACCAAATCCATTTGTTTGTGGTACTTTATCATTTGTTTTTGGGTTAGTACTTCCAACAGTATAACCACCACCTACCAATGAAAAATTACCACTAGAATTTACCCTTGATCCTCTACCAAATGCTTTACCACCATAAGCTCTAATCCATACTGCCTCACCAACAGCCAATGCTGAACCAACATTAGGATCAATGTATGATAATTCACCAAACATTGCTGAACCAAAAACACCATCATTTGTATTTGTATCACCAAAAGTAAAATTAATTGAACCACCAGTAACAACACAATCATTACCAGCAATGAATCTTTTATTTATTGGATCGAATGATAAGTTATACCCAGTTGAACCACTGATATTAAATGTACCACCAGTATTTAAAAATCTAAAATATAAATTTTTATTATTTCCATCAATAATAGTATTACCAGTCAATGTTCCTCCAAGTCTGAAATTCTGACCAGATTTTGTTATTCCATTATTCGCTGTAGTTGTTAAGGTTGTTGTTATGCCAGTTACATATCCCTTATCAACTAATGATCTTATATTATAATTTCCAGAATAATCACCGCCATAACGAAGTGTTCCAGTTGTGCCAGTAAATATTAAGTTGTTAGCTGTAAGACCTATAGTAGTTGATCCTGTTAACTGACCTCCTAAATAGATATTATTACCAACTTTAGTTAAACCATTATTTGCTGTTACTGTAGTTATACCAGTAATAGCAATACTACTTTGAGAAACAGTTTTTATTTTTTTAGTAGCACTATCAATAACTAATACAGTATCACCTGTTGTTCCAGTAGTAAGTGATCCAAAAATTGCAAATTGATCAACTAATGTTGTATTACTATATGAACTACCTGTTATTGTTAAATCATTTACTCCAAGCAAAACAATTCCAGTATTACCTGATGAAACTGTATTTCCTGATCCACCAATTATTGCACTATCATTAGCTAAATCAGTATTATTATAACCTAAAACTATTGATCTATTTCCACCTAAAATATTACTTTCACCATATACTATAGAATTAGCACCACTTACTGTTGTATTTGTACCGCCCCCAATAGAAGCTTTATTACTTGATATTGTATTATCTCCTATTGCAAATGAATAATTCCCACTAGCAGTAGAATTTCCACCAATAACAAATGAATTTACACCAATAGAACCATCTCTACTACCTAATGTTAAAGCACGTTGAGATTCATCTATATAAAATTCTGTTTGACCACTAAAACCACCATTTTTATTATATTGAATAGAATAAAATGGTCCCTGTGCTTGTGCAATATTTCCAATAACCTCACTTGTTGTTCTACCTCTAACTTTTTTAGTTGTATTATCAATTACAAGAAATGTATCACCACTAGTACCTCCACTAACTGGACCAAAAATTGCTAAATTTTGAACTGCTGTTGTATAAGTATATCCGCTGCTGTTTAATTTAATAGCATTTCCACCTATTATTACCGAACCAATATTAAGACTTGATATATTATTATTTCGACCACCAAGTATTACAGATTCATCTGCATTTGCACCATGTCCACTAATTTGTGAAGATGTATTTCTTGAGAAATTAAATGCACTAGCACCTGCTGATATTATTTTTTTAGATGTTAAACCAAAACCACCAGCAAATGATTGTACTCCTTCTGCCGAAGTTTGTGAATTTATAGCTAATGAATTTAATCCACTTGCATTGTTGCCAGCACCAATTGCTGCACTATTATTTCCACTTACAGTATTTCCTGAACCAATAGATAAACTATATCTACCAAATGTTCCACTTGTTCTAGTACCTAATGTTACTGTATTTGCTGAAGGAATAAATTCAAAAAATCCACTACCACTAAATGCTGTTCCATTTCTCCATTGAACTGAAAAATTTGGACCGGATACTGCTGGAGTTGTTCCAGAAATAATTTGATCAACATATTTTCCAATATATAAAAATGCTTCTAAATAACCCGGTCTGGCTGCACTAATATTGTAATTAGATGGTGGACTTTGTACAAATATAGTTCCTGCATATGTATCTAAAATCCAATCAATAGAATCAAATTTTGTTATTATTGTTGATCCATTTGTTTGATATAATATTGGATCATATTCTGTACTTCCATCTGATTTTAATTTTCCATATAAACTTGGGACAATCTGAAGTCTACCTAATGCTTTATAAAGTATTGTACCACCAGAATATATTGATCCTAATGCACCTAAACCAGTATATCCTGTAGGTAATTTAATTCTATAACCTTGTGATTGATTAGTACCTATTTGTGTATCAGGAATAACTTCCAATTCAAATTTAACTTTTTCAACAATTCCATCATTGCTATATGGTATAGTAAGTCCATTAGTTATTGGTGTTGGATCAATAGTTTCACCAAATACTGTAGCACATGATATACTAATATTTGATGAAATAGATTCTTCATTAAAAGCAAATGTTTGTTGAGTATGTGCTTTTCCTACTAATTTTTTAAATGATATACTATTTTTATTTGAATCGTTTAATGCCATGTTTTAAAATATTAAATCAAATTAATTGTACTAATATTTTGTATCCTATTAGTCCATCCACTGGATGCTTTTATATTAATGAATAATAAATCACCCAATGCAATTCTTGGGACTGTTGATAAAGTACATATTACTCTGGTTCCTCCGGGAATAGCAGCAATAGATGTATTTGCAATACCTTCAGGATTTCCTGTTGAAGCAAATGGATTAAAAATTCCATGTGTCGAACCAACACTACGTTTAATCAAACATTCAAGTTTTATGTTATTAACTGAAGCAGTACCACCAGTTCCACCAATAGTTATAAAATCAGAATTTGATCCACTATGTAGTATATCAATTATTAATGAAGATTGTGTTACTGAATTTGTTGATATAAATCTTCTAGTATGTTGTCTAATACCTGATGCTAAAGAGTAATTAGGATTAGTTCCATAACCATGTGTTATACCTGCAAAATTACCAGAATTAATACCATATTGACTTGTCAAATAAGTAGAATTTGGATACAACAATTCACCATTAAAAATAAGTAAACCATTATTATGTGTTGGACTTGCTCCCATTAAACTTTGAGTTGAGTCCCATAGATATGTTGAACTATTTGCTACTGCAAATGTATCGGAAACATAACTTCTATTTTGCATTCTATTCAATTCACCATCAAAATCTTCTGTTGTTTGATTATTAACTTGATTAGTTCCATCTAGTAAAAATCCTGTCATTGTTGCAACTCCACCTAACAATGTTGTTTTTAATGGATGAGTTATAGTAAAATTAGTTTCTATTTTACCAAACGTTCCTATTGTACCTAATACTTTTGAAACATTTATAGTATGTGTTGATACTAAATTTAATTTTGTTTGTGCTGGATTACTAACACCCGGATTTAATGCAGGTAAATTTTTATTTGCATTTGTTTCTGTTATTATACCAACACCAGATTTAGTAATTGTTGTAGCATCACTTAAATTAACTCTTGATGGATATGAAAATGCTGTTGTTGATAATGAATAAGTATTTCTATATACATTATTTGTTGATGCGCTATAATTTACAGTACCACTAGCATGATATTGAACACCAGATATAAATTTACTTCCAACCAAATTTAAACTTGTTAAAGTTGGAGAGGTTGAAAAAGCCATCACACTCAAATCTGGATCATATACAAATTCAAGATAATTAGTTTGACCAGTAGAAGTTATTTTATCATGTAATATTCTTAGATAATTCATTCCATTTAAGAATAAACTATTAGGTATAGTATATGTTCCTGTTCTATATTTAAAAAAGTTAAATGGTGATCCATTTCCTGTTAATACTGGACTGGCTGCAGATACTGTCATTCTTGTACTACTAGTTGAAGCAGTAGTACCACTTAAATTTAATGAATCAATTAATACATTATTTAAATATAATTTTAATTTACCTTTATCGGCATCACCAAAACTATCTGCTGGATATGATGAACCAGCTATAACATTATCATTTAATATACCTGTAATATTTGTACCATTAGTTACTCCTAATCTAGTACCACCAATATTATAACTACCATTAATATCAACTGCAGTATTTCCTGCGGCAGTACTCACTAAAGTATAACCAACATCATTATTTGATGTACCAAATGATAATTTGGCAGCAACATATGTCCCAGTTCCAGTTTTACTAATATTTGTTAATGATGGTGCAGGAGATGGTGCTAATACCGCAAATAATTCATTAAATGAATCAACAGTATCAGCAATTGTATCTCCACTAGTTAACGGTAAAAGTCCATCAGAAAATGTTCCATCTGTTGGCTGTCCAATTGCGGGATAACCACTACTTCCACCACCTCCACTTGATCCAGTAGTTATTATATTTCCTCTCCAATTAATAAATAAACCAGATGTAGTTGACAATGCAACAAATAATGGCTTTGAAACTTCTCCAACTGTTGTTGTTTCAGTTGTAGTTAATTGTCCTTGAGTTGTTGTAGATAAAAAATATGTTGCACTAGGTGAAAGTGATGTCATACCAGTTACTATACCCTGATATGTTATTTCAAATGTATTTGCATTATATACTTTACTAACAATACCAATTACTTCATTAGTATTTCCACTAGTTGCAGTTACACCACTATATGATGTTGTTCCACTATTATAACCAACAACATAACCGACAGTAAAACCATGTCCAGATTGTGAAATTATGTCTGTTAATGCATTTCCTCTACCAGCAAGGTCTGGAGATAATAAAATTTTACTTCCATTATATTTTAATACAAAACCTGATGTTGCACCTGTAGCAGTTGCATCAATTTCAACACCTTTGGATTGTAAAATCCCTAAAAAATTAGTTAATCCAGAGAGAGTTATACTATCACCAGAAAGTTGCCTAAATTGTCTGTTGTCAATATTTGGCCTTGTATTGAATGTCATTAATTTTCAATTTCATATAAATAGTTGTTTTTAAATGAAATCAACTAAAATATAAAATCAAAAAAAATGGTATGTTTAAAGTTAAACATACCATTTAATTAATAATTTTTATAAAAATTTATTATGCTTCACAACTTGAGCAAGTCAATAAATCTTTATTAAATTCTTGTGCAGCATTAATTGAATATTGATAATATAATGATTTTAAACCTTCATCAAAAGCAAGCAAATGTAATTTATTTATTTCATTTACTGGAGTATCAGGATGTATCATTATATTAATAGATTGACCTTGATCAATAAATTTTTGTCTTTGAGCTGCAAGCTTAATAACATCTACTTGTGATATTTCTGAAAATGTTTTAAATATTGCTTTTTCTCTATCAGTTAAAAATTCTAAATGTTGAACAGAACCATTGTGTAAAAGTATTGAATCCCATGTTGATTTATTATTTTTTTCTTTACTTTCTAATAAATCAATCAATTCTTTATTTTTAACTTCAGATTGAATCTTAGCCAATTTTTTTGAAGTATAATTTGATTTGTGTGGTTCAACACCCTCAGAAAGATTTAATGTTAATCCTCCCATAATATATGATGTCGACTTAGTTGGTGCTTGTGCTAATCTTGTTGTATTTCTAAAACCATAACCTTTTAACATTTCTGGTTCACCAAAATGTTCTGCCATCCACTTAGATGATCTATCTGATTCTGATCTTAATTTAGAAAAAATTCTATGATTAACTGAATATGAAGCTAATTCACCAAATACTATAGATTTTTTTTGTAAATATGAATGAAATCCTAAAATTCCTAATCCAATTGATCTATGTTCTTCTGCAAATTTAACAGATTTTTCAAGACCTGAAAGTTTTTTACCTTTTTCAATATATTCTTCAATAACACAATCTAACATTATATTCATATCAAATATGAAATTTGGATGATTTTCCCATTCATCAAAATAATATGCATTAGCAGAAGATAAACAACACGCAAATGTTTTTTTATCATCAGCATATTCTTGAACTTCCGTGCAAATATTAGAAGTACTAATATTCATATTTTTATCTTTATAAACCTGTGGTTTATTTTCATTAGCATTTTCAAGATCAATAATATATGGGAATCCGATTTCCTTTCTTGTTTTTAATATTTTTGCCCAAATTTTACGTTTTTCTAAATCACCATCTTTTAAAGATTTTCTCCATCCAATAGGTAATGTTACTGCGGTTGTAATTGTTTGAAAAAAACGTTGTTTTTCTGTTGGCATTCTGTGTGTACCAATATCTAAAAAATCCATAATTTCTGGATGATCTACTGAAAGATACGCTGTTAAAAATCCTCTTCTTGCTCTATTTTGTGATGTTTTTGACATCATATCAGCATATAATTCAATCCAATCTAATATACTATTAGATGCTCCACCAGTATTTATTTTAGAACCAATTGGTCTTAATTTTGAAAAATTTTGTGATGTTCCAGCACCATATTTTGCCAACATTCCCAATTCATGAATACCTTTATATATATCATCAAGTGAATCGCTAAGTATACTTTTATTACATGAAATTGCTAAATTTTCTTTTTTACCAAAATTAATAAAAACTGGAGTTGAAAAGGATACCCATCCTTTACTTATATATTCTTCAAATCTTTTTCCAATATTTTTACAATATTCAATTGCTTCAACACTTTTTGAAAGTTTCAGTGAATATTTTTCTATAGTATCACAAATTTCTTTATATCTTTCTTCTGGTGTTTGATCATTTTCTAAATAACCTCTTTTTAAAAATTCTATTTGATCTTCTTTTAGCCAATTAAGTTTCATCTTTATCTATTTTTATTTTAATTCCATAAATTATCTTCATCAAAAGCAGAGTTATGTGCATAATCTGTTGACTTCTCTGAAAAGAAATCAAATGATGTTGTTGCTGTTAATTGAACATCTAAGTAGTTGGAATATGAAAGTAAATTTTCATCTAATTCAAATTCATTTTCATATCCTATTTGTTTTAATGATTTATTAAATCTATATTTTAAATATTCTTCAATACTTTTTTTAGGTAAAAAATCTAACTCACCCTTCTCAAAAATCCAATTTAAAACTTCAACTTCTGCTTTATATGCTTTCTGTATATTTCGTCTGATTTTTTTTTCCATTTCATCATCAAACCATTCTGGATTTTCATTTCTAATAATTGTAATAAGTTCTTCACCAAATTTCGCATGTAAATTTTCTTCACGTGCTGTTGCACCAATTACTGTATTAAAATTGGTTAACATTTTTTTATATTTATTAAAAGATGATACAATTAAAAATTGTGAAAATAAACTTGCATTTTCAACCAAAAGAGTAAACAGAATTAATGATTTTGTAAATTCTTTATTTGATTTTGAATGAACACCAGTTAAATACTTACTTAAATATTCTGATCTTCCTTTCATACAAGGAACTTCATGTATATGAAGAAACTCTTCTTCTAAACCTAATAAATTCAATAATTTCTCATAAGTAAGTTGATGTATTACTTCATTTGCTGCGAATGTATGACCAACATTTGCTATCTCAGTTTTAGGCATTCTCATATCAATTCTTGCCCAAAATGTTTTTACTTTATTTTCAACAACACCTATTGCTAACATTGATTTTTTTAAAATATCTTGTTCAATAGGATTAAGATCAACTTTATAATTAATTACATCTCTATCATATGTGAAATGATCTGGAATCCAAAAACTATTATGTATTGCATTGGTAAATTTCATTAAGTTAGGATATTCATATGGTTTAATAGAATCTCTTTTTTCAAAAATATTATTCATGAATTTTTATTTTTATAAATGGGTGTTAATAAATAGAAATCATTTTTTAAAAGAATAGAACTTATAAAAAAATATAATTTAAATATTTTTATATGTTTGCAAGTGCCTCTTTTAGAGGATCATACTCTTCTTCATCATTTAAATTTTCAATAATTTCTGATTCTATTTTTTTATTTTCAACAATTGTAACATCTGAAAATTCATCTAATTGTTTCAATAAATCAATATTTATTGAAAAATCATCAGGTTTAATTTCTTGTGTAAATGTATGACCAGTACCACCTTGGTAATTTTTTTGTGGTTTATCTGTTATAATTATTGACATTTTATTATTGTCAAATATTATATCTTCAAACTGTTGACCATCACTTGCAAATCTTGATTTCAATATTTGAACATTTGCTCTTCCATGTCTTCTTTGTTCTGGTGTTTTACTTATTGACATAAAAAAATGGACTTTATGTGTTCTTTTAAAATTACCAGCAATCTGACTTGAATTAATAAATTCACTTACTGCTCCTGATCTATTTGATTGGACTGCAGACCATCCGGGAATATCTAATTCATCTAAAAGAACTATCATTGATTTAATGACTCTCATTTCTTCATCTAATTTGTCTTTCATTCTTCTATCTGACTCAACACAATCGATATAGTCTAAAACAATTTCATCAAATATTATCCCTGTTTCAATTTGAAATTCAATTATCCATCTTTTAATTGATGGTATTGTAACACCTTCTTCTGGAAAACGAACAAGAACTAATTTACCCAAATTCGGATTCGTTTGTACTTGAAGTACTTTTTTCTTAATTAATTCTTTACTATCCTTAAAATCACTTAAAGGTACTTCACTCCAAATAGAATAATGTTTACGAATAATTTCTTTATATGTATCTTCAAAAATTATTTGAAGAACATTTTTTTTATGATTTATTGCAGTATTTGCAATTTTTGTAAGGATCGTTGATTTACCAGTTCCGGGTGCTGCTAATATTAATCCTAATTCTTTTTTACCAAGACCTCCTCCCATTAATTCATCTATCTTGGATATACCTGTTGGTATTACTTCTCTATAATCATCATCTAAATTAGAATCAATATTTGTAAATGGATCAATTCCTCTTTCATCTCTAATACCAACTTTATTAATTAATTTAATTTTTTCATCAACATCACTATTGAAAGAGTCATCAATCTTACCGTCCTTAACTCTTTCAACTATATATGTTCCAAGAGATTTAAATTCTTGTTGTTTTATGAATTCATAAATTTTTTCTTGAACAATATTACCATCAAATGGTATTGCTCCTCTTAAAACATCTGATTCCCATGTTTCTATTTTTTTTATTACAGCAAGTAATGTTTCTCTTTCAGTTTCATCAATATTAATTTCATTAATTACTTCATGAATACTTGAATTTTTTATTGATGGAACTTTTCTATTTTTTTCTAAGTAATTTTTAATTAAAATAATTAATCTTTTAAAATAACCATCATCAAAATACTTAGAATCTAAATATGGTATTACATTTTCACCAAATTTTTGATTTGTTAATAATTGCCATAATAATTTTTGTTGAAAAACATTACCTAGATAACCTAAATTATCTTTAAGATCACTCATTAGTTAATTTTTTTATTTGTTAAAGAGAACTTTCTTCAAAATCTACTTTCAAATTTTCTATTTGAAAATCTGAAATATGATCAGATAAAATAAGTTTATAATCACCATTTTCAATTGATTCACGAATAGTATATGGCGATATATTAGAGGGATTAATTATTTCTCCATTTTCTAATTGGATTTTTAAATCTTTTTGTGAAACTTCAATAGTTGTATTGAACCTAATACTAAATTTTATTTTTGCCATTTTTTTTAAATTAATCGTTCATCATATCATCATTAATCTCTGTTTCAACATTTGTGCGATATTGTTTTTTAATTTTTTTAACAAAATCAATTTGATCAATGTTTTTAAGTAGAAGATTTCTATTTTCTCGACTCAAATCTCTTATTTGAGAAATGTTTAGATTATATATACTAATAATAGACTTATCATCCCACATATGATTTCTATCAGATTTTTTTAAATAATCAATAATATCTTCAACAATGTATTTTACTACATCAGTTAATTCTCTAGAAAATCTAGATGCTGGATTATAATTTTCAACACCAAATGTTCTTTCAACTATTGTATGTTCATTTACAAATAATACAAATTTAAATTCGGCACCTTTAAATTCACCATTATTTCCTTTTCTAAAATAAATTTCTTCAGGTTTAAGAAGTTTATTATCTTCTTGATCTTTTGCACCTTTAAGACGTTTATTATATTCTTTTAAATTATCATAATCAAAAATATTATAAGTTAAATTTTGCCTCGATAACGTTCTTGACAACTTAGAGATTATGCCTGATACTTTATCTCTTATATCAACATAATAACGCATTCCTTGATTATAATCGTCTGCACTAAATGATCTCTCAATAACTAGAGAGTCATTTTGATAAACACCGAATCTAAATAAATTTTCGTGTTTCTTTTCTGAATTATTATTCATTTAATTTTTAATTAAGAATTTATGTAAAAATAAAAAAAATTATTCAACCTGTCCAGTTTTTTGGTTTTGTTCTAAAAGATATTTTTTTAAATTTTCTTTTTCTCTGGAAATTACAATAAAAAAGGGTGTTACATATTCAGTAAAATTTCCATATTGTGAATACATATTTAAAAAACCATCTTCCATCATTAATTTATATAATGCTTTACTACCTCGTTCACTTCCATCTTCATTTTTATCAGATAATGGATAATCAAGATATTCTAATTCTGTTAAAGATTCTTCATTTAAAAATGGTTCTGATAAATTCATCAATTTATGATTGATTTTTAATCTTTCAATTCCATTTAATAAATTTTCAAGAGCTTTGATTGGTTTTTTCTTTTGTGCTATTCTTTCATCATTAATTTCTTTAGCTCTTTTTAAAATATCACGAACCATTACTTCACGTTCCTTTAGTTCTGGAAAATATTTAAATAATGTATCCTCACCAACACCTTTTATACCATCAATATTATCAGAACTATCACCACAAATAACTTTCATTAATAATGAATTTTTATAATAATAATTTAAAAACATTTCAGAATTATACTTGGTTATTGGAAATTTTAAATTGTCAACATGAATTGTAATTCCATAATCTAATAATTGTAAAAAATCTCTATCATTACTAAATAAAACCATTTCTTCTGTTGACTGATGTAACATCACATATTTGGCAATTAAATCATCACCTTCTATTAAAGGAACTTCTATTTGTCTAATATATAATTCTTCACAATACCTTTTTATTTGAGTACGATTCCAAAGTTCGCTATCTTTAGATTTATTTAAGTAATTAATTTCTTTTTGAGTCAAATGTATTTGATTATACCAAGATTTATGTTCTCGATTTGCTTTATAATTAGAGTCGATCAAATAACGAGCCTTACCACCATTTTCTCCATCCCAAAATAAAATAACTTTATTAGGTGAATAATCTTTTATTAACTTTCTTAATGAGGTCATGAAAGAATATAATGCACCATAAAAATCACCATTAGAATTAGTAATATATTTACTATTATTAAATGTTGACTTCTTGAATAAATAAGAAGCATCTATAAGTAATGATTTAATATTATGCATTTTCTTTTCTCAATTCTTTAGAATAATTTAAAGTTCTATTAAAGCCATTTGAATGTTCAATACTTAATATTTCTTCAATTTGATTGAATCTAGTATATGGTATTCTAATTAACTTAATATTGTTATCCTCACAATATTTATCTTTGATTAAATCACGAATTTTAGTTTCTTCAAATGAAGAAGACCATGAGCCTGTTGTTTTTTTAAAATGTTGTTCACCATCATATTCTATAATAATATTATAATCAACCAAATAAAAATCAAATCTTAAAGATTTAATATGATAACAATCTTTAAATTTAAATTCTCTTATATAATTTATATTTTTTTTAATCAAAAAATTTTCAATAACATTTTCAGATTTTGATTTTTTACAGAAAGGACACCAATTACCTTTTGCAATTGTATGTGCTGTAGTACTCCAAATATGACCTTTTGAACACTCAAAGCAATATTTTGTATGAATATTAATATAATCATTACTTAATAGTTTTCCGTTTTTTATTGAAACCAAAGATTTTAACCAATCAATATCTTTTTTAGAAAATCCAGAACAAATTTTACACCAATAACCACTTTGTACATTATTTGCTGTAGCTTCCCAAATATGATTATTTTTACATTTCCATTTATAATATGTTCTTATATTTACATAATTTTCACTTAAACATTCTCCATCATTATTTTTTGCTAATTTATGTAAATAAAAAATATCCTTTCTGTCCAATTTAGAACAGAAAGGACACCAATGACCATCATTAATATCAGATGCAACAGCTTCCCAAATATGATTATTTTTACATTTCCATTTATATTTTTTACTTGAATTAAAATATTCTGTAGAAAGACAACTACCTTCTTTCTTTCTTGCTAAAGAATATAACCATTCAATGTTTTTCTTTTTCATTATAAATCATATTCTGAATTCGATCCAACTTCAATTGAAAAATTTTATTCATCATCATTAGTTAATGAACTTAAATCAAATTCATCTTCATTTTCAGATAATTCAATTTTAAATGAATCTTCAGTTAGATTCTCTCCCATAATTTTTGAGAAAAAATCTAAATTATTTTTTTTGTATTCTTCAATATCTTTTTTTTCATTATCAATGTAACCATGTGGTGTTACAACAATACTTCCTTTGTAATCAATACCATTAACATGGTTTTTTAAAACTTGTACATTAACTTTAGAACCAAATGTTAATTCTTTTCCGCCTTTAACCGCTCTTAATTTTTGTATTCCAGAACTTTTTACATTACCAAAAAATACAATAAATTTAGCATCTAAATACATACTTCTACCACCTTTAAATTCAATACGAGGTTGTGCCATAATATTTTCTGCTTTTTGAACCCAAACACGATTAATAGCAATTAATGTATTAGTATATAATGAATCAGATTTAGATGATGCAGTAATTCTCCCGTTTATAGAACTAGCGAATTGCACACTATAAGAAAGTGCCGCCCATTCATTGTTATTCTTCTGTTTTTCAACAGACATTTGAGAAGGTAACGATCCAATTGAATCCCATAGAAAGACTAAATCATATGGTAATAAACCTTTTTCTTGATCATCTAGAGTTTTATTAATAAACTCTGCAACAGCTTCAATATGTGGTAATTTACTTCTATCAATATAAAGAAAATTACCATTTATATCTATTATATTTCCATTTTCATCCTTAATTTCTTCACATTCAAAACCCATTAATTTTAAATGTGAAAAACTGAATTTCATTTCAGTAATAATAAATATTGGTAATGCACCTAATGCTTGTGCAGCTTTAGCTGCTTCAATCATTAATGTTGTTTTAGATGTATCTGAATGACCAGCAATTAAACTTAATCCACCCATTGGTATACCCGGAACTCCAGTAGCTTTTTGAAAAGGCTTTGGCATTGTCAACCACTTCTGTTCTTTAAATGCAACTTTATCAAGTCCTTTTTCTTTTCTATAATCTGCCAAAGAATAATTTTTCTTTGGGACAATTTTTTTCTCTGTTTTTCTTTTAACGGAATCTTCCATATAAAAATTTTAATAAATAATAGTTATGAATGTGTGAAGAAAAATTCATTCTTCACACATTTTTAATTTAAAAAATAAATAATTGATCTTAAAAGGGAAGATCATCAATAGCACTTTTAAGTGGATCAAAAACTTCTTCAGAAGGTTTTGAAGTACTTACATTAATAGGTGCTGATGTTGGTACTGCTGGTGCAGGTGATGATTGTAAATAATCGCTTGCACTTCCACTTGATAAAGTATCTTCATCAAAATCTTGATCATTAATATCATCATTATTTTGAGAATTATTTTTAGTATTTGCTTTAGCTTCTAATTCTGGATTATCAGGATAAATCCATCTTTTATTATTAGGGTCTTTATTATCAAAATATGGTGCTTTACCTAAAGTAATTAATTTAAGATATTCATCATAAGTTATCAATGGTGGATTACTTTTTTTATAAACATCTCTCCATGTTTTTCTATCATCTAAAGCAGCTTTATATAGCACTTGATCATCAGTAAGAATTTTAGGACCATCGGGAAGTATGGATGATACTTCTTTATATGCTTTACCATTTGCCATTCTGTTTTCAGAAACAGTTAATGAAAAATCACAACCCAATTGTGGATCACTAAAGTTTTTACCAGTTGTTTTATTAAAATGACTGATGACTGGAATTAATTTGTCAAGAACACCTTTTTGAAGTTTATTATGTTTAAATCTCCAAAATTTAACTCCATCTTTAAGAGAACCTTTATCAAGTCCTTTAGAAATATAAAATTTGATAACTGCCCATTTTTTATATTCTTCGTAAATTTTTGAATTCTTATCTTTGGCTTTTTTCAATTCTGGAGATAATTCATCATCTTTTTTACCCTTAACTTTTTCAAAAACAGTTTTATCCTGCATTTTGTAAAGTTTATCAGCTAAATTACAAAGATGACAATCTTCCTTATCATTGTGCTTAGGACAATATAATTTTCTCCAAGCATTACCTACTTTTAGATAATGAAAATAGGCTTCTTCAAAATAACCTTGTCCGTCATGTTTTGGGAGGATTCTAAATACTTCTGAGGCATTTCTTGGTACGAAGTACTGTTTCATCATGTCTTCTCTAGACATTCTTCTTGTTGTTTCGTGGCTTTTTTTGTACTGATTGAAGAGATCAGACAAGCTTTGGTCTACATTTTGTTCCATAATACATTAAATTAAATATACATTAATAATAAATTTTACATTTTTAAAACATCACAAAATAAAGTAAATTTTAATTAAAAATCAATTTTTTAAATAAAATTATCATAAATCATTAAATTTCAATCAGTTATACCAAAAAATCTACTTTCTGACTGAACTCTGAATTTGATTGGATTTTTTACTTCAAAAACACCATTATAATTCAATTTCAATTCTAAAAAATACTCATTTGGAATTAACCATGTTGTGTCAATATCAAACTCGTAGCCATTTATTGTTCTATTAACTTTTGTAAAATCAATTACATTAATATCAACATGACCACCTTGTTTAACAAATATTCTATATTCTAAATCTAGTGGTTGTTCATCACTAGAATATAATTGTTTAACATTTAAAAGAACATTTCGAACATCACCACGAATAAATACTTCATTATTTTTAATTCCGACATAATTGAAAGTAAAATTTGAAGGATTTATTCTATTTTTTTTACTAAAACTAAAATATTCATCACTATCAATTAAATAAAATTCTTGTTCAATATCTTTAGTTTTACCAGCAGAGGTTGTAATATTCCATACATCTCTAAATAAAACAGCATCAGGATATAAATCAGAATCAATTGTTAATGTTATCTTATATATTCCTGTTTTTATTTTATTAATTGAATTTCCTGTTAATGTTCCTATTTTATTATCTTCATAATCATATATAGTTACAGAATTAACTATAACATCATCATAATGATTTCCTTTTTTAGAATATAAAAACAAATCATTTTCTTTATCTAAATAAAAGAATTTTCTATCGTCAATAATTATATCATCAAATATTGTTTCAAGATATGGTTCAAAAAAAGTATTAGTATGTCTTGTAAAAAATCCAACACTTCTTCTATCATCTAATGCTAATTCTTCAAGATCGTTTGGTAATTTTAAACCTAACCCATAAACAGTATTTCCACTAAAAATTTCTTCATTAATAAAATCTGTTAGATCAATCTTAATATTTTCATTACCATTATCAAATTCTTGTATTGCAATTATTGTACTTCCAGTAAATCCACTTGTTCCAGTTAAACCACTTTCATAAGCTCCTTCAACATCCCAAAGAATATTGGTTTTTCTTTCTTTCCAATTACTAGCTGATTTAACAACAGGAAATGTTAAAGTTTCATCATATATAAAATCATAACCATTTCCTTCATCCCAATCTTGGGGGATTGTGAATAATTCCAATTGAAAGCTACTTGCTCTTCTTGTAACCATATCTTGCATAGTTCCACCAACTAAATCAGGTCTTGTTACAATTGTATTGGTAATATAAAGAGTATGTGATTTAATATTGTTAATAGTAAGATTTTCATCATTAATTTTTTTAATTAAATCATTTAGATTTATGGCAAACAAATATCTACTAAAAACTGCTTCTGGTGTACCATAAAAAATTTCAGTAACAGGATTTCTTCCATTATTTGTTTCATTATTTTTAATTAAAGTATTTGATTTACTAAAATATGATCTATATACTGACATTTTTTATGTTTTATGATAAATACTTTTATATGATAACAAAAAAAAGCCCTGCAAAGTGTGCTTGAATCAGAGGCATGCAGGGATAACCTTAAAATAAAATTATATGATTTATTTTTTCAAATCTTGTGAAATTATTAATGGTATTTGTTCAGAATCTAGTGCTCTACTTCCAATTTCATCATGTAATAGATCATAACCATCAAAACTATCATCATATTTATAGATACCATATAATGGTGCATTTTCATCATTTTTTATATAAAATTTAACAATTTTATATAATCTATAATTATTATCCTTTGGTATTCTAATCTGAAATTCATGATCATCATCATGAATAATTTCTGGATTAAAATCTTTTATAATAGAAGTTTTTAATAAATCAAAATTTTTATTTTCATCATTATTTGATTGATTTAAAGGAGTATCATTTAAATCTGGTTCTTGATCGTGTGTTAAATCTTCAGTTTGTTTTTTTGCTTTATATAATGAAGCAATTTCACCCAATTCTTCTTTGGTTAAAAACTTTTCATTAATGGGAGTTTTATTAATAACTGCCATCATTTCAAATAATCTTTTTTTACTACCAGCTTTATTGAAAACTTTCATATTAATTAATATACTTCAAAGGATTTTTTTAATTCAAAATCACTTATTTTTGGCATTTCATCAAACTTGGCTTCAAACGATCCATCTGGTGTCTGTTTAATTACACTATCATTTTTTATTACAGATGAATCATCAAACAAATCTTTTCTACCTTGAAAAACATTTCCATCCCATATGTCACCAAGAGTATATTTAAATGGATAACTATCTTTCCATTTATTTTCTAGTTTTTCCATTGGTGATGGGTCTTTTACTTTATTAACTTCAGATTTCAAATTATTCATTGAAATATTCATTTGTCCAATAATTTCTTCTAATTCTGAAATTTTATCAGACATTTTTTTCATTGCTGAAACTTGAAGTTTTAATAACTCGTTTTGAATATCCTCTTCTTTTTCTTTAGTATCGTCTATTAAATTAGTATTTTTTACTGATCCTAATGTATTTTGATCAAATTCTGATTCTGGTGAAGTTACTGAAGGAGGTACTGCAGATAAAGTTGATCCGCTTGTTGATCCAGTTGTGCCAGTAGTACTTCCACTGTTTGGATTTGGAATATTTTGATCTTTATTAGCATCTTCTTCTGACAATCCTAGATGTTGATGCGGTAAAGTATCATCAGTATCACTTATTTTTGTGATATTTGCCTCATTCATTGAGGATAACTTTTTAAATTTTTTTAAAAAATCTATTTCTCTAGACATTAATTTAAATAATTAATATACTTCTCTTAATAATTGTCTTCCATCGTTAGTTACATAAATCTTATCAACTCTTTCAACTAAACCATCTTTTTTTGAAATAACTTTTTTAGTCTCTGGTTGTGATTTTGTTACCTCAAATTTATCATTTTTAGATTTTGTTTCATCATTCAAAAATGAATTTAGGGCATCAATATTTTCCATAATTTTAATAATTTATTATAAATACTGGAACATCCAAAAAACTACTTAATCATTTCAAAAAGAGGAATATATCTCTTCAATAAATCAAATTCTGGAAATTGTTTATAATATGATTCATATATTTTATTATCTTCATCATTTGTCCATTTTAATGATTTTTCAATTAAAAAATCTATAATATTTTTTACATTAAAATTAAAAAAAGTAAAAGTTTCTTTATCTATTCCATGAATAATGTTATTTGATATAACATATATCATTCTTTTTTCTATATAGACATATTCTATAGGTTTTATAAAAATTTTAAATAAATCATCATTTATTTTTAAATTATCGAATAATGGATCAATATTTTTATAGGTAAAATCAAAAAAATAATATTTAACTAAATTTTCATTAACAAAGAATTCAATTCCTTCTAAATTTTGTTTTTTATTTTCAGCAAATGAAAATTCCCAATATAATTTATTAGGTATAACTTTTTTATCTAAAATTGATTGGTCTGGAAACTTATCAATAAAAAGTTTCTTAAATAATGAATAACCTACTATCAATGTAGGAAGTTTATTTAAATTAACTAATATAGCATCAATATTATTAAGTTCAACTCTATAATAATTGATATAATCAACCATTTCGTGATTAATTAAATCACCATTATATATTATATTACCTAATTTCATTTTTTAGAATAAAATGATTTATCAATTGTAAAATGGTGATTAAGATATAAATCTTTAAAATTAATTCTTATAAATGAAATAACATCATTTCTATAGATAATTTGATTATTAAAATAAAATATAATCTTAAAATTTAATCTTTTTTTTACGGGAAAATGTTGGTTTTTTAAACCAATAGATTTGCAAAATCCAATATTAACTTTTGTACCAATGTTATCCATTATTACAAATATATTATATTTTCTAATATATCTACAATTTTAATTGAAGATTTTCCATCACCAAATGGGCAAATATTTTCAGAAACAATGTATTTTTCAATATGAAAATCAAAAATTTCTTTTAAATTTTCTGGTTTTTCACATAAAAATGATGTCATACCAATAGATTCAGGTCTTTCTGTTGTTTTTCTACAAACAATTATTTTTTTATTTAAAAATGAACATTCTTCCTGAATTGAACCCGAATCACTTATAACCAATTTGCATTCAGTAATAAATTTAACTAAATCAGAATGCGGAATTGGATCAATTACTTTAATATTTGTTAATAAATTTTTATGTTTTAAAACATTTGGATTAGGGTGTATTGGTAATACAAATTCCAAATTTGGATTGTTTTTGGCTATCATATTTAAAACTTCAAACCAGTGATTCATAATTTCATGGTTTTCACGTCTATGTAATGTTACTAATACTTTATTTTCATATTTTATTTCATTTTTCATTGAAAGTAGTGGATCGAGTCCAGTATTTCCTACAACAAAAATATTATCAAATATATTTTCTTTATTTAAATTATCTTTATTTAAAGTAGTTGGACATAGGTGGATGGTTGCCATGTCACTTATTAATAATCTATTATTTTCTTCAGGAAAAGGATTTTTTTTATCAAAACTTCTTAAACCTGCTTCAAGATGTATAATTTTAATATTATTATTTAAAGCACCCCAAGCAATGGCTGCTGCAGAGGTTGTATCTCCTTGAACCATTACATATTTTATTTCTTTATCCTCTTTTAAGATAGTTGAAATTCCATTAACACAATTACTTGTAACATTGCTTAATCTATCAATATTTGAATTATCCAAAATTTCCAAAACATAATCACTTTTTATATTTTTCAACATATCATGTTGGCCAGTAAATAATGTTTTAAATGGTAATTTTCTTTTTATTAATTCATCAATAATTGGTTTTGATTTAATGAATTCTGGTCTTGTACCATAGCAAATTAATAACATACTCTTTTAAAGAAATAAAAATCAGCAGAAACATCATGGATATTTCTAATTATGTTTATTAGTTCAAATTCACCACCATCAAGAATATCATTTAAAAATGATCTGTGTTTTACATGATGAACTAAACTTTCAATACTATCATCATTTGATGAATATATAATTATATATTTATCACTTAATTTTTTTATATTTTTAATATATTGATAATAATTTTCATCAGTTACTATATGATATATAACATCTAATGAAAGTACTAACTCAAATTTTCCTTGGTTGTCGATTTCGTTATCATAAATGAAATTAAAATTACTACCTTCATATATTTTTTTATGCTTCTCAATTATAAAATCTGAGATATCAGAACCATAATATATTACATTATTTAAATTTAATCCTGCTAATTGATTACAATCACCACAACCATAATCAAAAATATTTTTTATATTTTTATCTAAAATAAATTGATTCAGGATTGTTGATTTAAATTTAAAATACTGACCATAAGAACCTACACCAGAAGTTCCATCTCCTTTATATCTTAATTCCCAATAATCCTTTTCAAACGACATTATTTTAATTTTACAATAATAAAATTACCTCCATTTTCCCATTTTCCGGTAGATGATCTATTTTCAAATAGAATTTCAATATCTATTAGCTTTTTTAAATCATCTAAAAATGGATAATGTGTATGATCATCAATAAAAATCAGACTTTTTGAATTTAATTTTTTATATGTATGTAAAAATCCAATACTTCTACCATTACCATGTGGGCCGTCAAGTAATAAATAATCAATTTGTTCAGGTAATTGTAAATTTCTGACATTATAAAAAGTATTTCGTTGTCTAGTATGAACTGGTGTATTTTTAAGATTTGCAAATTGAGGAAAATACTCTTTATTTATGAACATTTTATTAAAATGATCATCAGAAAAATCAACCAAATCAATAATATTTAATTTTAAATTATCATATGTTTTATCTGGTTTAAATGAAAAATTTGGATCATTGTCAAATGAGAATATATTTATTTTTTTATTTGTTTTTTCATTAATATCAAGAAAAAATTTAGTTGATGTTCCAGAACCAAATTCTACAACATTTAAATCATCACATTCATGATTCATAAGACCTTCATATATTTTTTCAAAACCGATTTTTGAAAGTCCCCATCCTTCGTTTTTATAATCTTCAATATTTATCATCTTTTTTAATTTACCACAAACAAACCTTATTTAAGGTATCTGCTCCACGTAGATATCTTCTAGTTACTTGCAATCCTAACATTTTATCTAAAGTTGATCCTATATCAATATAGGTATTATTTTTATCATGAACCCATAATTCATATGTTAATATGTTTGCAAATGGACCAGCAGCAAATAAAAATATATAATCCTTCATATTATTGTTAGTTATTTCATTTTTTAAAAAATCTGAAATATTATAATTTTTAACCCAAGCATCTGCTTCTATTGGTATATATTTATCAACATTAAATGGAAGAGATTTATAATTTTTATAACCAACTTGATTGGCTACAAGAATTGTTTTTTTATTTTTTAATGTTGGTAAAAATTCATCTAAAAAATATTTATAATTAGAATTAACAAAAATATTTGCCCAAGTTAAATTATTTTCATTTTGATTGGACAAGTTTTTCATATATTCAAACTTTTCTCTACCAACACAACAATGACAAGCAATTCCAATATAATAATTATCATCTTTATGGGTATATGATTTCATTAAAATATCTCTCATAGCAAGATGAGATTTACTATTTGGATCATGTTTAAATTCACCATCACCTTTAGAAATAATATCAATAAATTTATTTTCAAGAATCATTAATTCACCATCACCCCATCTTGATAATGAAAAATGTTCATTATTTTTAACTTTATTTAAAAAATAATCAAAGTCACCTTTAAATGTTTTCATTTTTTTAATACTGCTCTAAAACATTTCAAATTATTTTTAGTAACATTTTTTTCAGATAAATTATCTTTATAATCAAAATAATTTAAATTTAAATCTTTAATTATTTGATTAAACACAGTAAGGTTAATGTGTGGATAATCAAAAGTAAATATTAATAAACCATCATCCTTAGTTACACGATTTAATTCAGTAATTGCTTTATATAAATTACTTGTTTTATAATTATCTAATGTGAGATATTTATCAATATGTTCTAAAACTGAAATACAAAATGTTTTATTAAATTGTTTATCAGAATAACTTAATTTAGTTAAATTATCAGTATTAAACTCTATTTTTTTATAGGCATTTTCAATTTCATTAAACCATTTAACACCAACGATATCTTCCAATTCACGTTTAACTTCCTCAATATTTATTAATCTTTTATCAAAATCATTTGCATAAACTTTATTAGCATTATCAGTTAACCAAAATTTAAAAGGATGTGATACACCACATGCCGCATCTAAACATATATCATTTTTTTCTACAAATTCACTTGCCCAATGGTATTCATATATTCTACTCCACCATTCTATTGGCATTTCATAATAAAACTTTTGTTTATTATTATCTATTTCATCAAAAAATCTTGATACATACTTTTCTTCCATTATTTTTTTAAATTTTTAACAGTTTTCCATCCTTTATCAATATAATATTGACAAATATTATCTCTTAACGTATAATGATTCGGTTTAATTATAAATGATGCATTTTTATCATTACCCCATCCATTATCTCTTGATGGATGATTTGACCACATATCAATATCATTTTCAGGATGTGGAAAAGCAAAAGTATTTATCCCACCATATTTTTGACATAAAAATGAAAAAGCAATATCTTCACCATTTTCAAAACTATATACTGGTTCATACCACATATATTTAGCCCACTCTTGTTTAATGCACCAAAAATGTCCACATAAATCAACTCTAACTGGTTCATTAGGATGAACTCCTGTCCAACCAAATTTTTCATGTGGTCTATATCCATATCCATTTAATAATACACCACTACCACCCATAATTCCATTCATTTTATTAGTCCAATAAATAGCATTTTCAAAAGATTTTTTTCCGGGTATAATGTCATCATCTAAAAAAATAACATATTCTGTTTTAGCAAGCAATGCTGCAGTAAATCTTCCATGAAATTTACTATTCCAATTACATTGAAATGTAAAATGTTTACTATTGTTTGGTAATGGTTGTGGAACATCACTTTTATTATACCAAATCCAAATATTTTCATCTGGAATATTTATATTTTGATTTTTTATTGCATTAATTTGATGCTCTAAAGTATAAGGTCTTTTATAAACATTAAGAATTACTGTTACCATCTTTAAAATTTTTTGTTTTAATATGAGTTAATTTTCTAATATTTGAATTCATCATAGAATCTTCATTACCATCATGATATGCCATTGAAGTCTCAGGTGTTACTATTACTCCACCAAACTGATGTATTTTCTTGGTTATTTGATGCCATACACCAGAACTGAGTTTAGGATTTGATTCCCATCTTTTTTCTGAAATAGGCTCAACAGCATAATCTATTTTTTTTAAAAATCTATCACTATATAATGCACCACCATCAACCCAATCATCAAAACCCCATCTTTTTTGTTTATAATCAGGATTAACATGATAAGATATAGCCATCACGTTTGGATTTATTTTCACTTTTTCCATGAAAAAATCTATTACAGTATCAATAAAATTTTCACAAAGAATAAAATCATCATCAATTTGAATTACTGTTCTAGTATTATAATGTGATTTTATTTCTTTCCAAAGTCTAGTAATACTTTCCCAATATTTTTTCTTTCCATTATTTATTTTTCCATTAATAAAATTTATTTGAGGAAATAATATGGGTAATTCATCATAATTTTCTGTTGATCCATCATTATAAACTATAACTTTAAATAAAAATTTAGTTTCTTGTGTAAAAAGTTGATTTAATATTGAAAGAAGTTTTTTATATCTATTATAGGATGAAATCATAATTATTGCATCATATGATATTTCATCCTTAATAATTTGTTTAGATACAACAGAATTATTAATTCTTTCATCAAACTTATTATTTGAATTATTAGTTTTAATTTCTGGTGGAGTATTGGTAACCGATGCTGCAATACGCTGTTCTAATTTGGTTAACTTTGACTTATTCAAAGCATTAATATTTAATTTATTATTAATTAATAATGAATTGTTATTTTTTACTATCCTATTCTTTATTTCTTCTTTAACTTCATTATTTGTATTTATTTTTCTTTTTTTTGTTGTTATAACATTATTATTTACAGATTTTATAAGTCGTACTAATTTACTTTTTTTATTTTCATTTTGTTTTTTTATAATTCTTCTCATCAATAATAAATACTAAAATCAATCCCACCATTCATCACTTTTATTAGCCATAAATGTTAATGCATCAAGTAAATCTTTACGTCTTTCTTCATTGATTTTATTCAATCCATCTATTAATTCTTTATTTTCAATTTCATTTTCTTCTGGTGATAATCTATCTTCTCTTGTTGATTTTACATCAAAGTAACCTTTATTTTTACCTTCTTTAATTTCTTCAAAATAAAATTCATTTTCTCCCCATTTTTTATCATGCATTTGATAAAAAGGGTTTAAATAATTATCCCATTCATTATTTGATTTCTTAAGTAAATCAATAACATATGTCATATCTTTAACAACTTCTTCAACATTTACAAATCTGTCATTTTTTTTTATTGAATCTCTTTGTAATTCTAATTTTTTTATTAGAATACTATATATGTTTTCATGATTCCAATTTCTATCTTTCCAAATAATTGGAAACCACTTTATTAAATTTCGAACACCGTATTTTATATCATACCAAAAATAAATTAAATTTTTAAATTTATTTTTAATTTTTAAAAACACTGATTCTTTTTCATTTTCTAAAAAAGAAAAACTTTTTACTTTTAATTGCTTACTATTCATATTTATATATTATGTTTATTTTTAATAGCTAATAATGCATTCATTTCGTTATTAGTATTTGAAGTAATTCCTTCATCTAAATAAAATGCCAAAAATTTCATTTCTGGTACACATATTCCTTCAATACCTTTTGAGAGAAGAGTTAACCACAAATCCCAATCATGAAATCTTTTAAGATTTTCATCAAATCCAAAAAAATATTCTTTTTTTAAAAGTGACATTGTTGAGATATAATTTCCCTTTTTCAATTGGGGTCCATTGAATGGAATGGATGGTATTGTAAAATTTTGTTTTAATGGATGAGTTCTATAATCCATAACAATTCCATCATAACCAGAATATGCATATCCTTTATTTGGATTTTTTTCTAATGTCTCTAATCCTTTTTTTATAAAATCAACAGGAAATATTAAATCATCATCACTAAATAATATGAATGGTTGTGTTGCTTTCTTTGCTCCATCATTTCTTTTTTTACATGCCCCACCAAAATTATCATTAATAATTATTTCTTTCACTCCCATTCCTTCAATGGAAGGAAGGGTAAACTGATTAAAAAAATTTTTTCTTTTTTCAGATAGAGGAACTATAACACTAACTGGAAATTCTCCATCATATTCATAAACATTTATCATATTTTAATTTATTCTAAAGGATTTTTAATACTAGCAATAAAATTTGTTTTTTCTTTAAAATTAAAAGTTTCTTTTAAAATAATTTCCATGATTTTAAAAATTTCTTCAAAATTAATTTCAAATTCATTTTTATTTATTTTTGAAAAAAAATCATTATCATACGAATAAAATGTTTCATATTTTTTATAATATTCAAAAATCCATTCTTTTCCACTTCTTCCATGAAAATAATATGAATTATCAATTAATGATTGATGTAATTTATTTGAGTGGATTGTTAATTTTAAATTATTAATCATAATTTTATATCTAATAATTTTAAATTTTTCAATTTCATCAAGAAATATTTTTTTTATCGTTTCTTTATTATACATTTTTAATTATTAAAACAAACAAATTTAATATTTTTTTTATTTAAAATCAAATACATTTTTTAAAACAAATTACGTTTTAATAATATCATGAAAAGTTTAACAGTAATTTTTAGTTCACACAAAGGAAAAGAATATGACAATATTTTCAAGGAAAAAATAAAAAAAACTTCAGGAATTGATGACATTCAAATAATATGTGTTGAAAATTATAATCAATACTCTCTTTCCGAAGCATATAATATTGGATATTCTAGGTATTTTGAAACAGATAGAGATGATGATATTATTGTTTACTGTCATAATGATATTGAATTTAAAACAAAAAATTGGGGTAAAATTTTAATAAATAAATTTATGTCTAATCCTGAATTTGGTGTTATTGGATTGGCTGGTAGCACTGAATTAACTGAAAATGGTATTTGGTGGAATAATAAAGCAACTTGTTATGGAATTGTTGATCATACTGATGGTTTTAAAGAATGGACAACCAGATTTTCATACGAAATAAAAAATATTAAAGAAGTTGCAGTTATTGATGGTGTATTTATTGCTGTTAATCCAGATATTAGCAATTGGGAATTTAATGAAAACTTTAAAGGATTTCATATGTACGATATAAGCTTTTCATTAGATAATTTTATTGATAAAATAAAAATTGGTGTAATAACTGATATCAGAATACTACATCAGTCAGTAGGGATGGTAAATCAAGAATGGGAAAATAATAGATTAAAATTAATTCAAAATTATGCTGAATATTTGCCAATTAAAGTAGTTTAACTATATTTTTTATAGTTCTGTTTTTCTAACACTCTTGGTTCTAAATTCACCTAAAGCTCTTTCTAATGGAAATGGTATTCTAATAATAGTTCCATCGGGAATATCAAATTCAATTAAATAAGAAGGATTTGCCATTAATATAAGCCAATCATATAATGGATTATTATAATATTTTAAAGAAATTTTATCCAATCTACTTGTACCCTCATTCCATTCTTCATATTTATCTGCTGGATTTACTGAAATGTCAATAAAAGGTGGTTGTTCAATAATTGAATCTTTCTTATATAAACCATATCTATTATAATCATCTAATGCCATTATTATTTGCTATTATTTTGAAATTTAGTTTTTCTTGTCTCTTGTAAAGCACTATCACTATATTTTCTTTGTGCTTCTTCCATCATTTTTGCTAATTGATAAACATCAGTATTACTGAATGTTGAATTCGCATAATAATTAAATGATTCTGCGTTTTGTATTGCATCAATAGGAATATCAAGTGATTGACCACCAATAATTTTTAATCCAATATCAATTCTAGCAATCATTGGTTGCATACCCATTCCTTCAGGATTTTGATCCCAAGGAGCTTCATAATCATATGAAACATTATCAATAATGACTTTAGTATGCCAAAAATCTCCAATTCTTAACACACAAACTGGAGGTCTTCCAAATGCAGAATTTTTGCTAGTTAAAATTCCTTCATTTGTAACAGTTCTTTTAATTAAAGAAGAACCTTGTCTTGTACATTGTTGTAAGAACGTTAATCTTCTATGAAATTCTTCTGGAGTTGTTGAATGAAATACAGGTGCTACTCTTTTTTGTGAATATATTGTATCAACATCTTCAAATCCTCTAGGATATTTATCATTTATATTTCTAAGAACAAAATCATTTTTTAATAATTGTTTTTCTGCAACATTTATTTCAGTATTTAATGATTCAATATCTTCATTAATTTGATCAATTTGTGCTTGTTGTTCTGCTGATATTGTTTGAGTTGCATTATTAGTTGCACCATTATATTCTACAACTATCTTAGCATAACGTTCAGTTTTAATATTTGGAAGATACATAGCTGATGCTTGATCTCCTTGTTGGCTACTTTGACTATCACCAATAGCTTGTTCAATTATATTGATATTTAAATCTTTACCTTTTATTGCTCTATATCTTTGTTGGATATAACTTTTCATTGCACCTGTTCTACGTTTGGACAATTCCAAATTATAATCTGTAGTATGTAATTTGGTAGCACTACCAGTTATAGTTATTTTATAATATTTTAACTTATCATCAGTTAAGTCATTATTAATTAATGAATCAATTGAATCAACAAAATTTTTATTTAATCCTGTATCTCCTTTAACATTTGAATCTATTGGACTTGGACTTCCATCTTCATATCCAAGTGCGATTATTGATGTTATGCTAGAACTTAAACTATCTCCCGGTCTTGGATAATCATTTGGATAGTAAAATGAAATTTCTTTTCTAGTAAAAGATAAATCTGGAGTAACTGCTTCTTGTTTAGGTTTAATTTGATCTTTCTGATTTTTTAAATCTTGAATTCTTTTCTTTTTATTACTAATATCATCATCACTAACTTTATTAAAAGTAGTTGTTCCAGTACCACCCATTGCATAAAATCTTGCAATTTCATTATGATCTCTACCATATACTTGCGGTGGATAATCGATTAACACTATAAAACTAAGAGTTGCAGTTCGTTCAGAATTACTATATGTATATATCGGTTCTCCTCTTCCAATAAATTGTGTTGTTTCATGTTTAGCTATAGCATTTTCAGCTATTTTTAAATCATATGGCATAAACCACATTAATCTACCTCCATTATCACCAATTTCAGTTTTTGGTACTTTTAATGTTTTTGTTACTCTGGTTACATTATTATTAATATCTGAACTAGTTTCTAATGGTATACCAGTATCTCCATCACTATTAATTACATAGGCTAAATTTTCAATACTAAACATTAAATTTCTATTATTAAAATTTTGACCTTCTCTAATAGGATGAAATTTAGGTATAACTGTTTTATTTACAACACTATTAGAATTACCGTTATACATTTGATTACCAACAAATCTTATTGCTTTTTCAAATCTATCATATTGATCTATTTTAGTATGTTGTCTGAATGGTGTACCATTAAAATGAGGTGTTCCATCTTTATCAACCAATCTTTTTTGTGTTTGATCAAATGATGCAAACTTTTTATTACCAAGAGCTTTAATTAAAGCATCTGTTTTAGTTAAAAGACCTTTTCTTGCTGAAAATTTATTATCTAATGAAGATAATAAATCGTCAGAACCCCAAGTAATAGTATCACCTGTTACATCACTATGACCATATTTTAATGGAGATAATAAATCTTCAGTTTTAATAAAAACATTTGTTTTACCAAAATCTGCGATAGATTCTTTACTTACACCATATTCATTTCCATCAATTCTATCTTGATTTCTTTGTCTTAAAGCTGCTTCATTAAATGATAATGTTGTATTAACAGTTAACGCTTCAGGAAAATCACCTAAATTTTTTTCATCTATAAATTTCTTTGCAACAATAGGACCATTAATTGATCCTAATTTTAATCCTTTATTATTTAAAGCTTGAATAAAATTAGGATTACTTGGTCTATAATAATTTCTATTCAATAGAGAAATCATTAAATTCAATTGTCCTTTACCTGTATTATTTACATAGTCAATATTTGTACTATCTTTATTAAAAGGTGTAGAATTACTTTGTATTCCAGTTATTTCATTTATAAATCTTTGTAATTTTGTTTGACTTTGATCGACAGTAATATCATAATCTTCTTTTAATGTGATAAGTTTTGTTGTTGGATCACCATCAAATAAATTTGTTATACTTACAGTTGGCAATACATTAGTTACTGCGAGACGGGCAATTTGTTTTGTAAATGCTGATAGTAATTGTCTATTACCTATTTGAACTAAGGGTGTTTGTGGTCCTAATTGTAATGATCTACCAATTATTGTATTTGTTATATCAAAAGCATTACCCGGATTAATAATGTTTGCTATAGTATTAATTGTATTAATTAATTTAGGATTATCAATTTCATAAGGACTATTAACAGTAAAAAGATTCCTTTTTAATGCATTTTCTCTAATATTTTTAGATATATCACTATTTAATAAACCACTTGCCATTTATACTAAATACCCATATCAAAAAAAATAATAATTATCTAGCAGAACCTTTACCATTTTTTTGTTCTACTTGTTGTAATTCAACACGTTTGGCTAAATTAAGTGATCTTGCAACTTTTTCTTTATCCATAAATAAATCTACATTAACATTTAATCCAACATCTTTTTGTGCAAATTCAACTTTCAAAGGTTTATCAAATAATGAAGCAAGTTTTGAAACTACAGAATCATCACCAACTTCCATACTAGATATATTTTTTAGAACAGATTCTAATGTTTTTAAATCATCACCACTACCTTTTAATGCGGTAATCATACTATTTATCGAATTTGCTGTTTCTGCAACATTCCCTTTACTCTCTAAAAGACTTAATATACCCATTAAATTAGCAGTTCCTAATATTGCAAGTGGATTACCCATTGTACTTATTCCTATACCAATACCACCTATTGCTCCTGCTATTGTTAAAATATCTTTAGGATTAACTTTTGAAGCAGATTCTAGTAAATCACCTACACCTGTTGCTAAATAACCAATACCTGCTGCAGCAACACCAATACCAGCACCTATCATTAATGCAGCACCACCAATAGCTAATAAACCAACAGCACCAGCAGTACCTGCTGCACCAATAGCATATATTGCTGGAACTAATACTAATGACATAGCACCACCAATAGCTAACACTACTGCAGCTAACCCTGCAATTTGTGTTCCATTAAGTTCTTTCATTGATTCTGCTAATTTTGATATTCCAAAAGCTGCAGCTCCTATACCAACACCTGCACCTGCTGCTGCAACACCAAGTCCTGTAAATGCTTTACCATAACTATTTATTTTTGCTGGACTTGCTTTTCCAAACATTTTATCAAATGCACCTCCACCAGATGATCCAGCATTACCACTAGCTTGTGTTACTGATGTTGTTGACTTAGTTAAAATATCAGTAACACCTCCACCCTTTTTATTTACTCCAAAAAAACCTGAAGCTAATCCTTTTGCACTTCCAAGCCCTTTAATTACTGTTTTTAAACCACCAACAACATTTAATAAAATTTTAGCACCACCTAATAATAAAGTACCACCACCCAATATCATTCCAGCAACTTTTTTGGTTGTTTCACTAATACCACCTCTAAATTCATTAAACCATTCAAGACCTTTATTAATAACATTAAGTAATGGAAGCATTGCTGCTTTTAATTCATTTAAAGTATTCAATAATGCTTCATTAAAATTTTGAGCAGCTTTTGCTCTTTCTTCTAAAGTAGCTTTTTGTCCTTTCATTTGTTCAATTTCCTTTTCAGTAAGTTTGGAAATATCTTTATCATTAATTAAAAATTTGCCTGTTTTCTTATCAAGAATTGCTAAATTTTCAATGAATTCTCTATCTTCTTTTTTTAAATTTTTACCAAATAATTCTTTTTTTATTGCACTAATTTGACCTTGACGCAATGCTTGTTCCATTACTTTTCCAAAATCTTGACCTGTTGCTTCAGCAAATTGTCTTAAACGATCACGATCTAAAGCTGATACATTAAAATCAAAACCATCTGCAGTTTTAACTAATGCTGCCATACCTTTAGTCATTTCATTTAATTTTTTTGTATATTGTGCTGGGTCATTTCTTGATAAATAAAGCATTTCAAATGGGTCAGATTTGGCAAATTGTCCACCTAAAACTTGTAGTTTTGAAACTAAATCAACTGCACCTTCTAATGTTCTGGCTTTTTCTGTTGAATCTACTGCATCTTGTATATCTACTCTGAATTTTGCAGCATACATTGCCATATCAGTTATACCTCTAACACCTTGTTTAAAATTATATTTTGTTATTAATTTAAAATTGGTATTCATATCTTTTAATACTTTTCCAGTATTAAGACCCATTCTTTGGGTTGCATCTGCAACACCTTCAATTATATCTCTTGCATTTTCTGCATTGCCACCAATTAAATCTAATTGAGCAGCGAAATTAGTTGCATTTTCAACACCTAATGCAGTACCTTTAGCTATTTCAGTAATTGCTTTATATTGATTTTCTGTTAGAATAACAGCTCTTCCTAATTCATCAGAATATCCTTGTTGCATTTTAGCAAGTTCTTCTACAGATACTCCTAAACTTGCTGCAAACATAGATGATTGTTGTAGATTTTTACTAACTATATCTGCACCAGTACCAAACTTACCCATATTAAGGTTAAGTGTTTTCATAGCTTTATCACTATTCTGTAGATAAGTCCAAAAACTTTTTGTTGCAGGAACAATAATTCCTGCAAGCATTTTACCTAATTTTTCAGCATTTTCAACTCTCTGTTTTTCAACTTTACTAATTTCTATTAATAATTTTCTCTGTTTATCTAAATCTGCAAGAGTTTTAGTTAATGCTTTTTTTTGTCTACCATCTAATTGATTAAAATTTAACTCATATAGCTTATATAAACTATTATATCTTTCCTGTGCAGCTTCAAGGTCTAAAGCAAGTTTTTGTCTTTCTCTCTCTTTTTCATTAATATAACCTAAAGAATCAATTATTTTTTTATTTAATTCAATTTCTTCAAGTTTTTGTTTTATTAGTCTTTCAGCAGCATCTCTTATTTGTTGAGATTTACCCGGAGTTTTTGCCATGAATTATATAATTTTATATAAATACAAGGATCAATATCTTTTATCTTCTTTTAAAAGAAGTCCTTTTATTATTTGCTGCTCTTTGTGCTTTTTCATGAGCTTCTTTTTGCATAATTGCTTCTTCATTTAATTTATATAAATAATATCTTCTTTCCCATACTGGAAGTTTTTGAACTTCTTGTATGGAACCTAAGTGTCCATGTTTGGCAAGAACATAACACTCATCTTTTATCATTTTTTTATATTGATCTGCTAGTTGAAGGGGAAAAAAAAATCTATACCAATGCTAACATAGCCATCAAATTCATAACCATCACTAGTTTTAAAGGTATATGTGGTATCAATATCTGGAGTTACTTCAAAAATTTTCTTTTTTAATTCAATTGAATCTTTAATTGGCATTGCATCAACAAATTTATTAATATATGTTTTATCTCTATTACCATTAATTTCAACAATTTCACTTTTTAATTTAAGACTATTGAATTCATTATAAGGTGTACCGTATGCTTCTTTTTTATTTTGTGCTGTTTTAAGTAAAGTTTCTAATTCTTTACTTGTGAGCATTCTAAATTTAACCATTTTTTTTCTTATAGGAAGTTCAAAAACATATTCCATTTTATGGTCTGGTTTTTCTTTGATTTCTCTATGTTTAAGTAATGTTAAATCTACTTTACTATTAAAATAAATACCATTTCTTGGGTCTTTTACTTTAACTTCATAATCTTTACCATAAGATGATGCTCTTAAAAATAATAGAATTGCATTTTTATCACCAATAAGAAGATCATCAACATCAATACCTTGTGTTTTAATTTTATTTTTTAATAAAATATCAAATACTGTATTATTTTCAATTAATGAATGTGTTGATAATATATCTTCATCTTTTGATGTCATATATTCTACTACAACTTCTGAAATACCATTACTGTAAAACATTCCTTTTGATGGAAATTTAACTATTTCATATCCAACACTTAAATCTGGATCAGTATTTTGTGTTAATCTTTTTTCAAAATCTAATTGATCCATTTTATTAATAGATGGAACACTTATAGAAGATGCTGCTTGTGACTTTTCTTCTATGCCAATATTACTTTGTTGATTACCAGTTGTTGGTCTGTTTGCATAAAAATTTTTTAAAGCACCTTCATATGCTTTTTTATCTATTTCATCCATTTTAAAATTTTTATTTAAATACTGTTCAAATTAATTTTCAAACTCAAATTCTTCATTCTCATCATTTTCTTCATTAAAAAATGACTTTTTTGTAAATGCATATAAATCTTTAAATTGTTTCATTGCAATTCGTATATCTTTAGTAGATAATTGTGTTTGCTCTTTTAATAAAAGAAGAATTTTATTTTTAGTATAATTATTAGTTATTTTTTTATTATATTTACCATACTTAGTATCTTCAAGAAAGAGTAAATCCCAATTTTCTAAAACATTAACAATAGCTTCTCCAATAATTATTTCATTTTTCTTAAGTGATTTATCAACAACTAATTGATCTTTTATTTTTCTAACTATTGTTTGTATTAATTGAAGCATCTTATTGTCTTCAGATACATCAATTTCATACATATATTCATCTCTAGATTCAACTTCATTTGAATGATCATCATAATTTAAATTAGTAGTTTTTTCATGATAACTTTTTCTACCATGATCCCTAAAATAATTTCTAACAATTGTTTGACAATAGCTAAATGCTTTAACTTTTTTTCCTGATTTACTTAATCTGGTTGGATCAAACTTAACCATGTTTTCTATTAAATGAGAAAGTCCATTTTTTTCAACTTCATCAATTTCATAATTACCAATGTGAATTGGATATCTTCTAAGTATTGATTCAACCATTCTTTGAAATGGTTCTTTTAGATACTTATTATATATTATTTCTCTTTGTATTGGATCATTACTATTGATGAATGTTAGAAAAAATTCTTCTTCCTGATCACCAAAATAATATTCTGTATTTTCTTTTTTAGGTTTTCTTCCCACAATAAATTCTGTTCATAAATAATTTTTATTTTAATTATTCTTGAAGTATTACTCTGTCTGTTGAGAAATGAAATTCTTTGTTCGCAGTTTCAAACCAAAAACTTCTCTCTTTATCATTGAGAGTATTATTATATATCATGAATAAACTATTATCTCTATTTATTAGATGTTTATATCCGGCTTTAGGAATTACAAATATTTTCATTCCAGAATTACACATTCTAAGTAACATTTCATACCAAAAAGTTAATTCAATATTTCTCTTTAATCCACCAGATTTTTTATAAGATTCAGTTTTAAAAACACCACCAGTAACATTAACAACACTATAAGCTTGTAAACTTTTAACTGATAAAAATCCTAACTCTGAACTATCTTCAATATGACTTTTAGACCATACGTGATCATTAATTAATTTAACAGAATTTTTATCATCACTTGCTTCTAACACAAATGGAATAAATAAACTAACATCAGGATAAGAATCAATATATTTTTTAACATTTCTAAAATATACTCTAGAATAAACATCATCAAATTCAAGAATTGAGAAGTATGGTGTTGTTATTTTTTCAACCGCAAAATTTATTTGATCCTGAAATTTAAAATTTCCTTCATTTTCTAATAATGATATTTTTAAATCAAATAAAACAGATGAAAAATGTTTATCTATTTCAGTTTTAATTTTTGAAGGAAAAACAATTAAAAGTTCTTCAACTTCAAAATCTTTTTGATCTTCCACTGATTTAATTCCAAGATTCAATAAATCAGCAATTTTATCATTATATTCATGTATTGGTATTACTACAGTAATCATATTTTTATATTATATATTTTCCTTCTCTATTATTTTTTCTTGTTCCAATTTTTCAATGGCTGATGTTATACTTGAAATTCTTTTATTTAAAAAATAATCATATATTTCAATAACTGATTTTTTAGAATTTTCAACATTATATTTATCAACAACTTTATCCATTGATTCATATATATCCTCTGGTATACTATCATCCAAAAATTTAGAAACTAAATTTGATAATATGTCCGATAATTCATATGTGCTAGTTGACCATAATCCAGCATTTTCTATAGATTTACCTTCTTCATCAAAAAGATATGGTGGAGTAAAATCTGGTAACAATGAAATTGGTATTGTTTTACATTTCATTGCTTCAAGAGGAAATGTTCCAAATGATGAAATTCTATCAACCCAAATTGCGGCAAAAGATTTTCCTAATTTCTCTGCAAATTCTTTTCTGGATAATTGTCTAGGTGGTTTAGTATCACTATACATTGCTTCAAACGTAACAAAGTTGTACATTGGATTTTTAGTATAAAAATCTTTAGCAATTTTTGTAATATCATTTGCATTTCTGGTTAAAAAACAAATGGTTGGTTGTTTTGGTTTATCATCCGGTTTAAAATAATCAGGAATCCCTATAGTATAGGATTTTATATCCATTATATTTCCACCAATTGTTTTCTTTAAATAATTGGTCATATCATCACTATTAGTAATAACATTAACAATACCATGATTAGCATATCCAGTCATTAACATTAATGAATTATACATATAATCAATTGATTGGTGAAATACTATTCTTATAGCTGGTAAATCCTTGGTTTGTTCCATTACATTTGTAAGTGCTTCAGGAATAATTAGAACATCTTCTGGTCCCATAGTAATTCTACCAGAACTCATTATTTCATATGATAATCCATCCAATAATTCTTTATCCACAAAAAAGGGTCTTTGATATTCATCAGATTCAATTATCATTGTTACTTCATATCCTTCATTTTTTAATGTATTTGCATGAAAGAAAATTTCATAAGTACTTGAATTTGGTTCCTTAACTGGTGGTAAGAAAAAATAAAATTTACTTTTTTTATTTTTTAATTCATCTAATGATCTTTTTAATTTCTCAATCTTTTCAAATTTTAAATCTTCCATATTAATCTTTTTTTTCTATATTTATTTTTTCACTTTTAGGTATCAAAATAACATAATTATCCATACCAACTAATATCATATTATTTAAAGGATTCATACCATTACTTAAATAAATTGGATCAATGAATACTTTCTGATCCTCATTTTCTCTTGTAAGCATTTTTTTTAAGTCCTTTAATGTTATTGCTTGTGATTCATTATTTATATTTGATGTTGCGAGTTCATCGACATCTTCCAAAGTTTGCTTTAACTTTTGATTCATTGCTTCCATTTCCATAAGTTCTTCATCTGAAATGAATTGTATATCAATGGAACATTCCATAATTTCTTCAATCATACGTCTATGATATTCCAAACTTTTAACTACTCTTTTATTTGAAAGCTTCTTTTTTAAATTTTTGTAAAAATCTTCACTGTTTTTTTTATCCATTGCTTTCATCACTTTTTAATTCATCAAATTTATTTATCGAACTTTCTTTAATAGTTTTTAATTGTTGAATCTGATATTCTAGATGATCGTGAAGTTCCTTCATTAAATCATTATGTTTTGATATTAAATCATGTTCAACAATATATTTTGGATTTATACATTCTATTCTTGTATTTCCTAATACTGGTATTATGATAGTTGTAATATTTTCTTTAAACATTGGTGATTCATCTATATTTTCTTGTATAGATTTAACAGTATCATATACTTTTGAATTATCCATTCCCCTTACATCAACATAAAATACTATTATTTTAACCTCTTCTTGTTCCATTTTTATTTTGTTTAGCTTTATCTATTTCTTTTTCTATATAATATTTTTTAAATTTCTCTTCAATTTTTGGAATTATAGGATTCCTGATATTTGAATCCTTATCATTCATTTTTACAACTCCAACCCCATCAATATCTTTCAATATATTCATTATAACACTTAATGAACTATCATCATAATTTTTTAAATCAATTTGATTTTCATCACCTAAACAAATTATTTTACAATTTTCACCTATACGTGTCAAAAAAGACTTAGAATTTTCAATTGTAATATTTTGACTTTCATCTACTATAACAATAGCATTATCTATCGTTATACCTCTAATATACGCTAATGGCATATAATTAATGATTTTCTTTGAAATCATTTCATTAATTATATCTTCAGATACTATTTTATTTAAATTCAAATTAAAGCTTGACATGAATGGGGTTAGTTTATCATCTAAATCACCACGTAAAAACCCTAATTCTTCATTTTTTAATGTTGTTACAGACTTAACTAAAAAAATTTTTTGATAAAAATTATCTCTATCAGTTAATAAATTCAATGCAGCAGCTAAAGCAATAAATGATTTACCACTGCCAGCTAAACCGCTACATATTGTTATTTCATTTTTATTAATTGATGATATCAATTCTTTCTGAGAGTCATTTTTAGCTGTAAATTTTACTCTTTCACCTGTTATAGAAAGTATAATATCCTTATTTCTATTTCTGATTTCTTCTTTAGTAAAATGAAGATAAGATTCTTTAGATTTTCTTTTTGTCATAATTTAAAACCATAAACGGAAATATTTATTATATATTGATTTTTAACAAATAATCGTATTTATTATAAAAAAACTTATGCCAAGACCACAGAAAAAGAAAATTAAGTTTACAGAAGAAAGCGTAAATGAATTATTTCAAGAATATTATAATGATACACTTACAGTAAGAAGTGAAATTAAAGCATTATTTGCCAAATGGAATAAATTTGTAAATGAAGGTGGAGAAATTGCAGCCATTGGAAAAGATATTACTGCATTACTTGGCATAGAATTGAAAAATCAAGAACAGAAATTATTATTATTAAAATATTTAAAAGAAATAGTTTTCAATAGTGAAAAAAAATCTAAAGATTCAGATAAAAACGAAGAAATTAATCATGATGAAAAATCTGAAATAATTAGAATGGTTAAACAAAGTATGCAAAAAGATAAAAATTCAAATTAAAAATGAGTTTAATAAACGATAAAAAAAATGTTTTTACTCAAGTTTCAGTTTTAACATCAATTGGACAGACTGTTGAAGTTAATGATACTGGAAACTCTAATACATCAATTAATAATAAAAAAGAAATTATTCCATTTTTACTTGATCTTTTAGTTAAATTGAAAGGTAGCAATGCCGTACAAAAATCAACTGGTGATCTTTTAACTAATTTTGTTAAAAAAGCAGAACCTTTATTAAAATCAACATTAAAAACTCAATTATTACCATTTAACTCAAATCAAAGTATACCATCTAATTTCATATCAAATGGATATGATATTCCTGTAAAAAAAATTGATAATTATGGAAAATTAAAAACTAATCCAGATAGCACAACAGGAAGCTTAATTTATTCAGATAATAATCAAAATTTTGATAAATCATCATATAATGCAATCAGAAATCCGGGTACTGAAGTTAATAGTAGTAATGTGTCATTAAAATTTAATGAAATTTCTGATACAATGACAATTAAACCATTGAATAGTTCAGACACAATTGGTACATTTTTAAATAATTATGTTGATGGAATAGAACTAATTAATTCTAAAGAATTTAATACTCAAATAACTAATGAAATTTTTGGAAATATATCTTCCCAACAAAATAAATCATACGAACAAATTGTTGCTGAACAAAAATTAAAAAAAATAATTGATAAATTAATAAATAATGAAGATAGCTTAGATTTAACAGATCAAGATATTAAAGATATTCAAACAGAATCTGAAAATATAGAAAAGGGAATTAATGTACTCGATCTTGGTTGTGGTTTTTTCAATACTTCAATTGATCTTGATCAAACAAAAGATTTTATATATAACATAAGTGGATCAACTGATCCTGAGTTTGTAGCTAATCAATATTCTAATTTATTGAATAGTAGTCTAGGTAATCAATCATTGGGACAAAATGAAACGACAGCAAAAGATTCATTCTTTAAAAGAATTATAAAAAAAATAATATCAATACTTGTTACAGCAATAACAACAACACCTCAAATAATGGTATTGAAAATATTAATAGAGAGCTTCAAAAATGGTGGTGTATTAACAATGCCTTCTTCTTCAGAGGAAGATATTAAATCATCAAGAAATTTATCAGAATGTTTAGCAAATTCTGTAAAATCTGAAATTAATAAATTTATTTATAATGCAATAGTTGGTGAGCTACTTAAAATTGTTAAAAATACCAGCAAAGTAATTTTACGAGAAAAATTAACTGCATATTCTGGAATATTAAAATCATTAAGTTTTTAATTATCCAAAAAAATATTACATACTTCTTTTTGAGTGTTTTTTTCAAGAAGAATATTCATAATTCTTATAATTTCATTATGAGAAAAGTTATTACTTTCAAATTTTGACCAAAAATATGTACATGATAAATAAACCTGATTATATTTTGATTCATAAATAAATAACCAATTAGAATCAATTCTACCTTCAAAACTATAGGATTGATTTATTAATAAATGATTTATCTTAGTTGTTTTTATTTTTAGTTTTAGACAACCATATTCAATACAATAGTTAAAATTATTACATTTTAATAATTCTTTTTTAACTTCTTCTTTATATTTTTTCATTTTAATTCTGATTCTAAAGATATTAAAAATGTTGGTTGACTATTTTTAATTCCAATACCACTAAAAGGTTGATTTTCTATAAAAAAATTAATTTTTATAATATTATCAATAGCTGATACTAGTACTATTACAAACTGATATTCTTGTTTATAAAAATCTTTTTTTAAAAGTTTTTTATGTAGATAAATATTTTTTAAATTTTTTTTCATTAAAATATTATTTTCTTTACAAATTTAAAAATAATTAAGATTTTAACAAATCCGTATTTAATAGATATGGCTGATATTGATTTTAATAATCTAACTTCAATTATTGGAGGATTTAATAAAATACTTAAATTACAATCATCAGGTACACCAAAAGTACCAGCACCTATTATTTTATTTGGTGTACCAAAGAAAAGTGGTTTATCACCATCTAAAATAGCAAATTCAATCATTCAAAGAAAATCTGAAGCAGGATTACCAATTGGTAATTTACCATCAGGTGCAGTTAATCCTGAAGAAATTATGTGGAGAATTGCGGTTGAAGAAATTGTTAAAGCCATTCAAGAAGACATGATAATTACTGTAGCAATACCTGCAGGTATTACCATTCAAGGTTCTGGTGTAAATTATGGTGGTCCAATGACAGTATTAGGATCAACAATTAAAATAGCAACTGGTTATGGACAAGCACAATAACATTGAAAATTTATCAAATGAAGAATTACTAAAACTTTGTTCTGATATTGTAGAAAATCATGAATCTACAAAAAATAGAATTATTGAATTAACACTTGAATTAGAAAGTCGTCATAATGAACTCTATGATGCTGAATTACAATGGGTTAATGTTATTACTGAATTAAATAAACGAAATAATGGAAGGATATAACAAAAAATATCTTCAAAAAACAAAAACAGTTTATAATGAAGATTCTAATAAAGAAAATATTGTTAAATCAATATATTTTGGAGAAGTTATTTCAATAATTGATGAGAATGATGGTGGACGTATAAAAGTAAGAGTTCCAGATATTGATCGAGATATACCAAACTCCAATTTGGTTCAATGTTATCCAATTTTACCCAAATTTTTCTGGAATTATCCAAAAGTAGGTGAAATGGTTCGAATTTTCTTTGATGATATAAAACATCCACAACAAGGAAGACATTGGATGGGTAGTGTAATCTCACAACCACAAAAAATAAAAAAGGATGAATATTATACTGCTCTTTCAACAACTAATGTTGGTTTAAGTAGACCAGAACCAGCAATTTCAACAAATCCTGATGCCATTAATGTATTTCCTTCTATTGAAGATATTGCATTGGTTGGACGAAATAATACTGATGTAATACTTCGTGAAAGAGAAGTGGAAATTCGTTGTGGTAAACATGAGTTTGATAATATTTTAATGCTAAATAAAAAAAATCCAGCATTTATAAGATTAAATTTTGAAGATAAAGGAGAAAGATCATCAATTATTGAAATGGCAGATAAAATAGCATTATTAACTCATGGTGGTGATCCTAAATTTAAAAATAATAATATAACCAAAGAAGATAGAGATAAAATATTTAATGAAGGTCATCCAATGGTTAGAGGTGATTATAATGTTTTAGCATTAAATCTAATCAGAAAAGTATTACTATCACATGTTCATGGTTATTCTAGTTTACCTCCTGACAAAAATTCATTAATTCGAGAACTAGAAAATGCTGATTTTAATAAAATATTATCCAATAATATAGTTATAAATTAACTATATTTGCTTTAATGGAAAAAAATTCAATTAAGATTGATATCCCTTTTGAACTCTTTACAACATTTAATAATGTAAAGTTTTTAGATAAAACACATCAATATTTTGTTAATTATAAACAATTAACTTCAGTAACAACATTTTTACATAAATTTCAAGAAAAATTTGATGAAAATAAATGGAGTTTAAAAAAAGCTGAAGAATATGGAATGACTCAAGCTGAAGTTCTAGCTGATTGGAAATCCATCAATAAAAAATCTACATTAAAAGGCAGCATTGTACATAATTATATTGAAAATCTTTTTCTAAATAAAATATATGATTATCCATATGATATGGTTATTCGTGAACTAGGTGAAGATAATATAAAAAAAGAATTTGATATTATCAAAAATTTAATTGATGATTTTTATCAAAAAACAAATGGAAAATTAATTCCAATAAAACTTGAATTCATCGTATATGATGAAGCAATAGGTATTGCAGGAATGATGGATGGTTTATTTTTCAATATAAAAGCTCAAGAATTCCAAATATATGATTGGAAAACAAATAAAGAATTTAAATTAACAAATAATTTTCAAACATTAAAAACTCCATTATCTCATTTAGATGATTCACATATGAATTTGTATTCATTACAAACTTCAATGTATAAATTTATTTTGAATAGAAAAATACCAAACCTAAAAATAGGTAAATGCTTTATTGTTTGGTTTAATGAAAAAAATAGTAAAGCAGAAATTATGGAATGTTATGATTATACTGGTCTAATACCTATTTTATTATAAATTATTTTTTTAATTAAAATTTGACATATAATAATTAATTATTATTTTTGTATTTATAATGGTTTTATAATAGGATTCTCTTACTCCATTTATTGTTACTAGCCAATAAGAAAAGATGAATCAGTATAATGTATACTAAAACTAATATTTGACGGTATATTAGTTTGATGATTGAATAGTAAGGAATACTATGCAATGTGAAAAACCACAACATAGACCTGCATAATCTGTAAAGATTTACCATAATACTTATTATTTTAATCCCCTTGCAGGATAGGGATGTTACATTATGCTAGAGGTAATATTCTGGTATCTATATAATATTAATTTTATTAATTCTAATTTAATATTATATATTTTAATATTATCTACCTACAATATTTGTTTAATATTAAGTTAATTATTTCATTTTAACTTCTTCCTAAACAGGTATTATGCAGGATAGGGATTTCTATGTACATACATCAATGATTGTATCTGTATTTCAGTATTTTACAATAAAAAATTCTTTAAAATTTGACAAATAATAAGTTTTTATATAATTTTGTTATCAGTAGTTAATAATTGTAATGAGTGAAAATGGAATATATCTTCCCCATCCTAAAAAGAGATTAATATTTTTTGCTGGAGATGTTGAACAAGAAAGTTTAGGTTATTATGTTAAGAAAAAAATTCTTGAAATAAATGAATCTGATGCATTGCTTGTACAGTTAGCAAAAGTTTATGGATTTGAATATAAGCCAAAACCAATTAAACTTTATTTAGATAGTTACGGTGGTGATATTTATTCTGCTCTTGGTTTAGTTGGTGTCATCGAAGCCTCTAATACCCCAATATGGACATATTATACTGGTTCTGCCATGAGTTCTGGTTTTATTATTCTTATTTCTGGTCATAGAAGATTTTGTTATAAACATTCAACATTAATGTATCATCAAATCAGTAGTGATTCTTCTGGTGGAGAAGCTAGAAAGCAAGAAATGGATGTTGAAGAAAATACAAGGTTGATGGAAATAATGGAAGAAATTGTTGTTAGTAAAACTAAAATTTCAAAAAATAAACTTAAAAAAATTTATAGTCAGAAAGAAGATTGGTACATTGATCCACAACAAGCATTAAAACTTGAAATTATTGATGAAATAATTGAAAGAGAAAATGAAGAAGAGGCTATTGAATCATAATTCATTATATGAATAACAGAGCAAATAAATTTATAGAAATATTAAATTCTGAAATTATAAAATCTAATAATTTTAAATATGAAATTCAATTTAGTAATTTAATTTTAATAATTAATACAAAAAATCTATACCAAATATTGGTTAATAATTGTATTTGGTTTGGAGGTTATATTGATTCTGAATCGATATTTGATTATAATCAAAGATATGATAATTTTTTCTTTTCAGATGAAAAGATTTTATCAAAAATAAAAAATATTCCATTTTATCAAAATAATATGCATTTTCCATATCCGTTTGATTTTAATCTTAAAAATTATACAAAACAAATATTAAAAAATAATTATAATTTGAAATTACAACCATCCTCAATTTAATTAAAAAATAAATTTAAGCCCATAATAATATATGAAAAACACAGTCGGAATTCAGTATAATCTCTTCTTAGAAGAAGATGTAACAGAAGAAAGATTTCAACATTTAAAAAAGAGATCATTTTTATTCACCCTTGATTACATCAAGGAGAAAGGTTTGATTGGAATATTTGAAGATGTTTGTACATATAATAATATAATATATTATCGATGTATTTCTTTCGGTAATAATTTAAGATAAATAACAATTATATTTAAACTTTAATTTAAAATGAAAACTAGTAGTAAAACAGCACCAAAAGCTAAAACAAAAAAAGCTATGGTCATCACTCACCTTAAAAAGGGTAAATCTTTAACTAAAGCACAAGCTAGTACACTTTATGGTGTAAAAAATCTTAGAGCAACAGTTTCAGATATTCGCCAGAATGAATTTAATGTAGAAACATCATTTGGAAAAAATGGTGAAGTTTCATACAAAAAAGTTCGTTAATTTACAAAAATAAAATGGCATTTTTTTTAAAGTGCCATTTTTATATTTAATCTTTAAACTATTTATGTTTAAAGATTTATTATGTGTAACTGTCTTAAAAAGAAAAAAAAGAAATTAATTATTAAAAAATAATTAAATTTTTAAAAAAAATCTAAAATATTATCAATTTTTTTATTTCTTTAAAAAGATTGATAATATTTTTTTTAAGAGTCATTAAAATTTGATAATTTTACATATCAGAATAAAATTTCTAAATTTAGATTATTGATGTTAGATCAATTAAGTTCATATGAAAATAATAAAGGATTTATTAAACAAATAATTCTTGAAAATTTTGAATCATATAATAGATTTGAATTTTTATTTATATATGAAAAATTAAATTTAACTATTAAGGGAAATAAAATTAATTTATTTTTAGTTAAAAATTGTGTATCTTTTAAAGGTGGATTAAATGATTGTCGTTTTTATAATGATTATCGTTTTTATTTTAAGAAAAAAAATAAGGAATGGTGGTTATCATATGAGCATTTTTGGAAAAAAGTAATAAAAGTAAATCCTACTATTAATTATGATGAAATTTTTATTAAAAGCATACTGAATGAAATTTACGATTTATAAATAAAAAATGAACATCAATAAGTTATCTGAAGAACTCTTAAAATGTAACAATTTTAATTATAAAATTAAAATTGGTAATTATTTATATTTATCAATTCATACCAAGAAACCATTTCAATCATTATTTGATAATTCCTATTATATGGAAGGAGCAGTTGGTATAAGTCATAGATTTTCATATAATAAACATTATCATAATTTTCAATTATCTAAATTTTTTGATAATTTATATGAAAAAAATAATCATACTGAAATTGAATCAATTATAGAAAAAAATTTATATATGAAAAATATTAGATTAATGAAAACTATTAATTAATGTAAATTATGATAAATTGTGTTAAAGCTTTAAGGTTATCAGATAATCGTGATATTTATATAAAAGCTTACTTATCTGATAATCAATGGATGGATATCATTAATATTTTAATAGATTTAAAATATAAATTGACATCTATTAATGAATTAGATTATGCGATAGCTTCTTCTGAAAATAAATTTTGTTTAATTTTAGAAAAAAACGATTATAATACATTTATTGAATTTATTCAAAGTAATTGTTATTCTGTTCATGAATTAAGAGAAAGAAGATTTAATAAAGTTAAATGATTGGACCATTTATCTGATTCTATATTAACTTATTAATAAAAATTTTCCTAAAAATGGTTATTTATTTAAATAATTATGATTCTTTAAAAGAAAAATTTATTCTCGATCTTCCTTCAAAAAAGGAATTTAAATGATTATTAGTATCAATAAATATTCATTATCAAAAAGGAAATATAATTCTTCTTTAAATGAAGATATGTTTATAAATCATAATGAAAAATATGATTATATTGATATATATTTCTTTTTAAGAAAAGTAAATTATATATCAATTATCCTAATTAAAAAATAAAATGATTATTAATATTAATAATGGTAATAAGGGTTCAACTGTTTATTTTAGTTGTAATACAATTAATTTCATCACTATTTGTTTAAATAAAAATGAAAATTATTATTAATGGTAACAGTCCATCAACAATAAATAAAATTATTCATAAATTTTGTTTAAAAAATGATTTATTAAAAAAAAATAAATATTATTATAAATTTACTAATTTTAATGTATATAAAAATGAAAATTATAAAAAGATAACTGTTTATTTTAGTTATAATAGTATTGATTTTATTACAATTAATTTAAATAAAAAATGAACACAACTAACATTAAAATTTACCTACCTCTAGCTTCAAAAACTAATTTTATAAAAAAATTTATATTAAAAAATAAGTTATTGTCATCATCTCAAGATAATATTACATTTTTTTTTGAAGATTATTATATTGAAATTTTTGTTCTTAGTAATATAATGAGAATAAATTTACAGAGTATAAAATCATCAATTTATAATATTGATAATCATTTAAATATTTATGTTTATGAAAATGAAATTTATTGAGTCAGAAATTGATTTAAAAAAATGTAACAAGATTGTAAATTTAAATTACAATAATGATAATTTGGTTTTCGGAAATTTATTAATTAACAAATATTTAGGTTTATTTAATAATGAAGATTTAATTTCTTTTCTTGGATTTTGTATATCACCAATGAATCTCAAATTTTATGAAATTTTTGGATTAAATACTCATCCAGATCATCAATGTAAAGGTTATGCTACCATTTTATTAAATGGTGTAATAAATTATATTAATACTCCAATTATTTTAAGTTGTGATTCTAAATTAGAATCATTTTATAATAAAAGAAAATATAATAAAATTTATGAATTAAATGAGACTTGTATTATGATCAATGAAAATAAATTTTATATATGAAATTAAAAATTGAAATAAATACTCAAAAAATATGGATTACAAATCCAACACAATTAAATATTTTATTAAAAAATAAAAATTATGGAATAAATACTTTATTTAAAAAACTTAAAAATAAAAGAAATCAGAATGATATAACAAATATTTTCATTACAAAAATAGATGGATTTAATCTTGCTATTGATTATTTTTGGTATACATATTAATTTGGATTAAATATAATATGCTAATGATTATAAAAATTTTTAAAAACGATAAAAATTTATCAAATAGACTTATTATTAGCGTTAAACATTATAGTGCTCCAAAGATAAAATATAAATATAATCTATTAACTACTAATATAAAAAATTTATCAAATTCTAATTATAAAGATTCTAGTTTCTTTGTTTCAATTTCATTAAGTTATATTGATTCTCCTCTTCTTAAGCATTCCATTATTGGATTATAGAATATGATTTTAACTATAAAAATATATAAAACTGATAGTATGAATGAGCTTAAAATTCATATAAAATCTTTTGATGGTATTTTAATTTTGAATAAGTTCAATAAAGCACGTTATAATAGTGTACCTCTTGTGGTAAATATTAAAGATAAAACTCCAAAATATTTTGGAGTTTTATCAATTTATGATAATGAAAATTTTTATTATACTTTTAATAACTATATTAATAATATACAATTTATATGAAAAGTTTAAATTTTGAAATCAATGAAAAAATTATAATTACATTAAAAAGTAATAACGAACAAAGTTTAAATAATTTATTTAAAAATTTAGATATTAAATCTGATAAAAATTTACTTATAAATAAAAATTTTAACAGTTTTATTTACATTTATCCTTTAAATAGAAAGGAAACTTTTTGGAAAGATGTTATGAGTGGATTTTGGTTTTGGGAATAAAAAAAAGGTTGTATTTCTACAACCTTTTTAATGAAAAATAAATTAAATATTATCAAAAGAAGCACCAGTAGGTGTTAAAGTAAAGGTTAACCCTATAAATTCGACTGAATGTGTTGGTATAATCGATATTTCACCATATAATTCATTCCTATCAATTGATTCAGGTGTGTTAATACTATTATCCATTTTTATTCTGAATTGTTGTATACCTCTTTCTCTCTTAACATTATCCAATATTGGATTAACTTTACTTAGGAATTCATCAATTGTAGTTTGATCGTTTTGTTCAAATAATAATCTGTTTGCTACATTAGAGATAAGTACTCTTAATTGTAATAATAATCTTCTAACATTAATTCTATTAAGAGCAGATTCATTAACTTGTAATGTTTTTTGACCCCATATTGCAACACCAACATTTTGGAATGTTGCCATTGGATTAATTCTACCAGAATATAATGTATCTCTTTGAGCATTAGATAATGTAATATCTGCAAGTTTTGCATCAGTAGTACCTCTTTGTAAACCAGCAGGTGCAAACCAAGGAAATTTAATTTTATCAGTGAATGCAATACTTTTAACAACTTCAACAGTTGGTGGTACAAATATATTAACACCATTAACATCATCTTGAATTTGAACCCAAGGATAGAATGTTGCAGAGTAGTTACTATCAATACCTGCTACATCTAAAAGATCAACAACATCTTTTACATCAGCACCTTCAAGTCTTGGAGCATCAATAACATATAAACTATCACCTCTTTCTTGTTCAACCATATCAATAGATTGTCTAACAAGTCCAAGATTATCACTCCAATTTATACCCGGAGTAGTAAATACATTTATAGTTACAGATTCAGGATTTGAAAATGTATTAATTGCAGCTTGCCATGCTTGATAATCATTAGTTGCTGATGTTGAACCATCAGGTACACCATCAAAAGCTTGACCAATAGCATATATATCAGTATTAGTTCTACTAATTCTATGCTCATCCCAACCATCAAAACCACCATAAGGAACAAGTGTGAATTTTCTAGTTAAAATATCATTATATGGATTAGATGTTTTTGCAACATCTGCAGCAGTTCTAATTCTTCCTTCACCAACCTCAAATTGACCAATTTCAGTTTCACCATCAAAGTATGTTCCAGTAGCACCTGAATCTAAATGAAATCCTTTAGTTTTTATAAAACCACTTTTAACTGCACCATAATATTTGAAATACTGTTTATTAAAACCAGTACCTCTTGATGTTGCAGTATCATATGCTTTTTCAGTAATACCTAAATATACTCTATTTACTCTATCGGTATCTAAATATTCTTGTTTATAAAATAACTGTGGTGATTTAACAGTTGATAAACCAGTAGTACCAGTACCAAAATCTCTAAATAAATATCCTTCAAAACCTGCAGCAAATGCATCTTCTGGTGCATTTGGATCAATTTCTAATTTAACAAATGAACTTTGTGCCGCATAATTGCCATCAATTGTACCAATCTTTTTACCAACATAGTTATTTAAAGATTTTCTCATTGAACATCTTCTGAATGATTCAAGTGCAACAATATTTTCATCAGTATCATTAAAATCACGGATAATAATATCAAATTCTTTTGTCTGTGGATTAACATTAAGTATTGAAATTTTGATTTCTTCGTTTGCTGCATTACCATCAGAAATTGAAACAAATCTAAATAATCTTGATACTGAATTACCACGTAACTCTGAAACAACAAATGGTGTTTCAGGTGTTTGGAATTCTTCTTTATAATCAGTAAAAACAGAATTATTTAAAGTAACAACTGATGTATTTACACCATAAGCAAAACCTTCAGCATCTAATTTTTTAATTAAATCAGAATACACTGCTTCAACATAAATTTTAGTATTTTTTCCTTTTGGTTTATCACCAATAACGTTAGTAATAAAATCACGTGAATTCATGTTTAATGAAACAACATAAGATTCAGTACCTGCAGTACTGCTTGCTGTTAATGTGAAATCATTAAATAAATCACCAGTACCATCATCAGTTGAATTAGCAGTAATTGCTAATGATGTGGCATCAAATACAACAACAGGATTACCATCTTCAATGTCTTCAACTGTTGCTCTTGAACGAATAATAGCAAGAACCATTCCTTCATATTGTGAAATTGAAGAACCACTTACAACATGTGTTGTAGAATTAAGCGTACCACTTCCTCCAGATAAGGAAGTAACAACATAGTCTTCAATAATACCTTCGAAAGTAGTTGAACTAACTTTAGTAAAACCAGTAAATATAGTACCAGTTTGACCGTTAGTTAATATGCTATCACCTTTATAAAAATTATTTGTAAATGTTACTCCGGAAGTAAAACCAGATACACCAGTACTTCCAGTTGTAGTTGAATCAACACCAGCACTAAGTGTCAATGCCCATCCTTTACCTGCATCATAACCTGAAAGACCTAAAACTCTAGTAACATAAAGTTGACTGGATTCATCCAAATAACCACTAGCTACATAATTAGCTTGATATTTTGGTTGACCACCAAATTTTTCATCATTTTTATCACCAAATCTGGTTCTTAACTGACCTTTATCCTGAATGAAAATAGGTTCAAATGCTGGTCCTTTTGGAAATTCACCAACAACACCTAATGTAGTTACACCAATATTTCTTTGTACAAATGTTAAGTCTCTTTCGCGATATTTTATGCCGGGTGAAACAAAAACAAAACCATTAGCCATATTTATTTGTTTGTTTTAAAATAAAATTTAAATTATCTTTGTTGATAAATACTTTTTAAGCATAGAAAGAATAAATGAAACAAGAAATCTTCGATTTTTTTACTACAGACAACAAATCTGGTCATAAAACCAAAGTAAGTTGGTTATCTAAAAACAAACCTGAATTGTATGATAAGATAATTAATTTCCCTTTAAACTTGAAAATGTTAGAAATACCTTTTAATCAGAAGGTTTATAATTATATTTATGAATTAACTGAAATTGCAAAATGCAAACATTGTGGTATTAATGAAGTTAATTTCAGAGAAAAAATCAGTGAAGGTTATAATCAATTTTGCTCTATTAAATGCACCAATCAGTCCAATCAAAAAAAACAAAATACAAAAAAAGGATTTCTTGAAAAATATGGTGTTGAAAGTCATAATCAATTAGATTCAGTAAAAGAAAAGAAAAAAGAAACATTACTCAAAAATTATGGTGTTGAAAATATGATGCATTCTCCAGAACTTAAGGAGAAATTGAAAAAAACTAACTTGGAAAGATATGGGGTTGAATGTACTCTTCGAAATGAAGAAATTAATGAAAAAACAAAGAAAACAAATCTTGAAAAATATGGGGTTGAAAATCCATTTAATAATGAAGAAATTAAAAATAAAATATATAAAACTAATTTAGAAAAATATGGTTCACGCGGACCAATGTCAGATGAAAATGTTAGAAAGAAAAGGGATAAAACTAATTTAGAAAAATATGGTGTTATTTATCCATTACATAATGAGAAACTTAGTGAAAAAAGATATGAAACAATATCAAATAATTTCAAATCGAGGTATCCAACATTAGAAATAGATTTACAGAAAAAAACAAAAGAAGTTATTGTTAAAAATCATTGTCCATTACATGATGAATTTAAAATTAATAGATATTTATTATATACAAGATATTATATTTATAAATTAAATATGTTTTGTACCAAATGTTTTCCTCCTGAAACTGCTAAATCAATAAAAGAACAAGAAATAGGTGATTATATTAAATCATTATTACCAACTAAAAAAATTATTAGATCATACATTTATAATAAAGATAATAAAAAATCAATAGATATATTTTTACCAGAACTTAATTTGGGATTTGAATGTGATGGTACATATTGGCATTCTATCCTTTTTAAGGAAAAAGATTATCATATTAATAAATTAAATGAAACCAAAACATTAGGAATCAAATTATATCAAATATTTGAAGATGAATGGACTAATAAAAAAGAAATAGTTAAATCAATAATCAAATCTAAATTTAATATTTATGACCATAAAGTTTATGCAAGAAAATGTATAATTAAAGAACTTGATAGTAAAACATATACACAATTTTTAAATGAAAATCACATCCAAGGACGTGTAGCAACCAAACATAAATATGGATTAATGCATAATAGTGAATTAGTTGCTGTTATTGGTTTTGGGAAAAAAAGAAAATCAAATGGTGAAAAAGATATAAACATTGATGGACATTTTGAATTACTTAGGTTTTGTAAAAAACTTAATTATAAAGTTCATGGTGGTTTTAGTAAACTAGTAAAACATTTTATTAATGAAATTGATCCAAAACAAATAATATCTCTTGTAGATAAAAGATATTTTGATGGTGAAAGTTATAAATCAACGGATTTTGTTTATATGAATGATACTGAACCCGGTTATTGGTATGTAAAAAATAATACATATAAAAAGTATCATCGTTTTTCATTTAGACGTGATGTATTAACTAAACTCGGATATGATGAAAATAAACATGAATTTGAAATTATGTTAGAACTTGGATATCATATTGTATATGATTCTGGTAATATGAGATTTGTATGGAATAAAAAATATTGATGTTTATAATCAAATTTCCATAAAAAAAGAGAAATATAAATTTTATATTTCTCTTTTTAATTATAATTAATATTTTAGAAGTTTAATATACATCTATAAGGTTGCAATGTAAGTGTTATATTTTGTAATGCATCAGAACTCATATCATTGTTACCAAAATCAGCACTAGTAATCATACATTGCTCAAGAAACCACTTTTCTATCTCAACACCAGTTGGGTCTAATGATTTTAAAATTAAATTCTTTTTATATCCCTGAGCGTACCCCATTCTCCCTGTAAGGGATTCAGCATGTAAACGAACCCATTCCATTAATTGGGTTGAAGTTGTTGGACCAATAGTATCAATAAAAGTAATATCCATTGGTTGCCAAGTATATCTACCCGCTACCCATTGAGATTCATTAATAAAAGGAATTTCAACAGAGTTAATATTTATTTGAGGTCTTTTAATAGTTTGAACCTTCCAAACTTCAATACCGAGTTCATCTGGAAATTCAACAAAGAATCTATTTTCTCGTTTAGGTTCATATTCAAATGGTACACCTCTAGTTAATTGATTTGCCATTTTTTATATTTTTTTTTAATTAATATTTATTTTATACAGATAAATACTATTTGAAATAATTTATTATACTAAATGATTATATTTATATAAAATATTGATTCTTAAATGAATAAAAACATAAAAATTAAGCTTGATAAAAATCCTTCAGATAAATATATAAAGATTAAACTTGATCAGGATTTTGATACATTAGAAATACTTTCATTAAAATTATCCCAATCAGAAGTTTATTCTAGTTTTAATGCAGATTATGGTGTGTTAGTTGGAAAAGTTCAAGCCAATAATAATATTGGTGTTCCAAATGCTAAAATATCAGTATTCATTCCAATTACAGATGATGATAAATTGAATCCTGATATATTATCAATATATCCTTATGAATCAACAAGAGATAAAGATAATGATGGTAAAAAATATAATTTATTACCTAGAGTTTCACAGGGAAATCAATTTTTAACACAGGGTGCAGTATCACCACCAGTTCCGGTAGGTAGTTTTCCAACAAAGGAAGAGATATTAACCAACCCAACATTTTTGGAAGTTTATGAAAAGTATTATAAGTATACAACTGTTAGTAATGAAATTGGTGATTATATGATATTTGGTGTTCCGATTGGAGTTCAGGATGTTCATATGTCAGTTGATATTACTGACATCGGGAGATTTTCAATGACACCCGGAACAATGATAAGTCAATTAGGATATAGTGCTAGTTTGTTTGATGGTAATAAAATAAAGAAAACCACAGATTTAGATATATTACCTAATGTTGAATTACAAACAATATCAGTTGATGTTAAACCATTTTGGGGTGATGAAAATAATTTTGAAATTGGAATTACCCGACAAGATTTTAAATTAAGAGCAACATTAGTTTCATCTGTTATTGTATTTGGTGCAGGATTTACGGATAATCATGAAGCCATATGGGGATCAGATACATTTTTTGGTAATAGAGATGATTCATCATCAGCAATGGGTATTAATAAATCATCTGATTTTGATGGAAATATAAATGCTGGTGTAAAATTTAATACGGGTATTTTTTCCAGACGAAATGGTAATTTTAGTATTGAAGTATATACTATACCAAATACAATTAGTAGTGAAGATATTGCATCAGGTAATTTTGATACACAAAAAAATATTGTATTACTTGATAAATCACAATATAATGAAATATTGGATGATGGTATGTTTATATTAACATTACCATGTAATAGGACTAAAAAAATATTTGATCAAACAACAGGTGATTTAGTTTTAACTACTGATGATGATCCTAATGGTGTATTTACTGAGTTTTGTGGTATGTTTATTATTGATTATGCTCCTGAGTTAACAATTAGAAATGATCCATCAGATAAACCAAGAAGTGATAGAAATAGAGCAGATAGAGGTAGGCTTAAGATACCACAGTCTACAGATGTTTTAGGTAATACATTTACTTCAGAAAGAAGTGGTATAGTTGCAGGTAAGACAGTTGAAGAACGTAAAGAGTTAAATGAAATATGGAGAAAACAAACCTATACATTTACAGGTGGAAAGCTTTACACGATTTCAACTTTTCAGGCAACAACTAGTGAAACATTAGCTGATGGTGCCACTTTTAATCAAATTGGAACTAATGTTTGGAGAAATGCTGGTGTGTTAGCAACCATCTCAACTGATGATGAAACTGAAGAACTACCAGCAAATGCTACTGCTAATTATGAAAAAATTGGAACTGGTGGTGATGAAACGATTAATAATGTTCCAGTATTTGGTGCAGAGTGGTTAAATATGTGTACTTATTATCCTCAAATTTATAATTATACAAATGGTATATATGATGTTACTAGGTTGTTGACTAGCGACAATGGAGATTCAACTGATATGACAATTGAAAATAATTATAGAGTTGTTGGATTAAGAAAAGATACTTCTTATTTTTTAAGATCAGATTTATATAAAACAACATTCACTGAAGTTCCAACTGCTGACTTGGTTAATATATTGACTAATATACCAGACTCAAAAGGTTTTTCGAGTAATGATTTAGTATTTTCAACCAATCCATTACTTGGGAATTACCCATCAACTGGAACTGTAAAATATTTTTATAGAGGCATAAAAAATGCTGATATACTACAATTTTTAGTTGACAATGGTATTGTATCTATATAAAAAAAGCCACTAAAATTTAGTGGCTTTTTAGGTATAGAGTATAATTAGAATTAAGATTTCTTATAAACTAGAGTTGAAGAAGTTGCTCCTGCATTCAATGTTAAAAGTTTAACTGTGACAGATGTTGCAGTTTTTAATTCATCTACTGGAGTTACCAATTCAAATATTACATTTGCTGTTCCATGTTTGTATGTAAGTGTAAATTTTCCAGAATTTTCAGCAATTGTGTATGGTATATTAGTTCCAGTTTGTGAACCACATTCTTGAGTATAAGAGAGTGATATTCCATTAAAAATATAGGTAAAGTCTACAGTATTTGTAGATGTTGCTGCAGCTTTATCGCCAAGATCGTTAAAGACTGAGAAGTTACAATCACCATTATAGTGATATGTTTTTCCATTAGTAACAACATCTGCTGAAATTAATACCCATGTTGAACCACTTACTGCTTCCTGAACTTTTTGAAGATCAGTTTTTACTACAGGCTGTGGATCATCAGTTTTATCACCACAACTTGAAAGTACGAACATCATCGCAAAGGCGATCAAAAGATAAGAAATTGTTTGTTTTTTCATAATTTTTTATTTAATTGTTGATTTCTGATTATTATACGATTGTCGGTTACAAAAGGTTACAATAAATTTGAAGAAAGTTCTACTGTAAATTTTAATGCCTTAAAAAGGAATGATTTATCTTGATTTTTGTGTTTTTTTAAAGGTTTTTCTTTAAATTTTTTATCGTTTATAATAAAAATCTCCTTATTTTCATTCTTTTTTGTTAGATTATTTTCTTTAGATTTAGAAAAAATATCAAAAATTAATTTAGGATGGTCAATTGAAGAATAATTAATTTCAAAAATTAAATTCTCATTTTCTTTTATCCTTAAAAAGGAATAGAGATGATTAGAATTATTTTCTCCAATATTACAATAAAAAGTGTCTAATATCCTTTTTTTATTCTTTCCAATTGCAATTATTTGTATTGTAACTAGTTCATTAACTAGATCATCATTATCTGGATTAATGAACGTAATGTATCTATCTAAGATATAATCAAATGGTTTATCTGAATAATTAAGCCATTTGATTTCATTAGTTTTATTTGTTTCTAATATATTAATATGAGGTTCATAAAGAACCTGTTGTCCAAACAGGATATTTGGAAATAAGAAAAGTGTTAAAAATAAATATTTTTTCATGATCATTATACGATTATAATGATCAAAATGTTATTAATTTTATTAGAAAAATAATTTTGGTATGAATTCTACAATATTTGAATAACTTGGTCCGTAAGAAGTATGGATATTATTAAATTCAAATTTTAATTCTGAAAGAATTCCGTCTAAACTCATAGTTCTAACAACATTATTTAAACTACAGGATATTGAAGTTGGTGATTGAACTTGATCTAAGCAGGTGAATAATATGTTTTTCTTTTGATTATATGAAAAAGTATCATCGATCATCAACGCATAATTAAGTAAATTAATATCTAAAGCACCAATTCTGAATTTACCTTGATATTTATTATTTACATTTGTCTCATTTTCATTATTTTTTAAATGAAGTGGGTAGTCTTCATTTGTCATATAACCATTACCATGTCTTGTTTGATAAACTCTACTCACATAATTTATCTCTACATCATCAGTAGTTAATTTATTATTTTTTAAAATAGTGAAAGCATTTTTACTTGTAGTATTTGATCTTGTTACATTTGGGAAAAATCCAAAATCCATGTCAAGCATTACTCCTTGGGCACCTTCAAATATTAATTCATCATATTTAATAAAATTTGGTTTTTCTATTTTAATAATAGAATTATGAATTAATAATTTGACATAATTAAGAAAATTTTCAATAATATTATTATGATTTATTAAATTATAATAATTCATAATATTTTTTAATTTTTCTTTTAAAATTTCAGGATAGAGCATATCAATAGCATGAAGTTTATAATTATCTTCATTTCGTTTTATTGTTTGCCCAAAACCAACACCACAAGAACCATGTTTTTTTGTTGATTCATATATGTGATTTGCAGTAATGTCAAATGGTGTTGTAACCATACATAATGGATCAATAATTAATTCAGGATTTAAAAAACCTAAATTTTTTAAACTATTATATTCATTAAATAAAGCAAGAGGATCAATTGTGCAAAATTCTGACCAATAAGTTGGAGCATTTTGTAATGTACCTGATCCAAAATTTGAAAATACATGTCTTTTATTATTAAAAGAAACAGTATGACCTGCTTGTTGTCCACCATTAAATCTAATGACTAATGGTTTAAGTGATTTAGAAACGAGGTAAGAGGTCATTAACCCCTTACCTTCATCTCCAAAACCCAAACCTATTACAATATTTTTTTTCATTTAATATTATTAAAGATTTATGACACTATCATTTGTTTTTGAAACAGACAAATCTACTTTAGCAAGAGCATTTTTTACAGTAAGAGCAACAGATGGATTAAATCCTGATATAATGTTATTTAAATCGGCACCATGTATTACTGCAACAGTAGATGCAATAATTTCTGCAACTCTATTATGGTCATCAAGAATAATCAACCGTTCTCCAAGAAGATTTTTCCAATAATTTAATATGTTTGGATTGTTTTTATATGATGCTTCATTAATATGAATATGAAATACATGATACATTCTTTTAACTTCATTTAAAAGTTCTTCATCGGTTAACGTATCTGCTTGAGTATATCCCATTAATGATTTTAATTTATCCGCTTCAATTTTACTATGTGATTTTTCGTCACCAATGGTAAACAATATACCCTTTTGATTTCTTTTTTCAAAACAATCAATTGATGTATGTCTTGCAGCAAATAACCAAGCAAGAAGATATGATTCTTGTTGTGTTCCACCACCTCCACCTTCAAGATAAAGTTTTGTTAAACTTTGATCTAATTCTATAGTACCTGTTTCAAATTGACCAATTTGAAGTGGAAATCTATCACTGTAATGATCACCAATTGCACCAAATAACACATGAGCATCATTTACTTCGTGTTTAATTAATGTATTCATTAATGTTCCAAGATTTTCACGTACCATTTTTTCTGGTATTTCTCCCATACTTCCAGTTACATCCAAAAAGACAGCAACTGCAACAGAATTTGGATGTTCTACACTATCTCTAGACTCTCTGAATGTAATTTTATCTGGAGTAAAAGAATCATCAGCTTTACGAGTTTTGTTGCTTGTAAAAATATCATTAGTAGATTTACTAGCATAAGATGAGCTTAAATTTGCATAAGCATCATTTGACCAATTTGAATATCCCATAATTTTTAATTTTTGTTTATTTTAATTATTATTTACGCTTTTAAAACATGAAACTTTTTCATATCATAATTTTTATTTAAAATTTCTCTATATTCTTTATATGCATTTAAAGGTATATTATGATTTTTAAATATAAAATCTAATATATTAACATTATGTGTTTTCTTTAATTTTATACCTGCACCAGAAGTATCACCTAATAAATAAATTGCACTTCTTTTTGAAAGTTCAATATCGATATCTGAAGTTGCTTTTTTTGATGTAAAAACTTTTGAAGGATAAAATTGTGAATATTTACCTGATATTGTTTTCATTTTATCATCTAATTTACTCATATGATAAAATGATGTACAAATCATACCATGATTTTCTGGAATTATGTATATACTATCTGGATTGATTCCTCCATGGACAAATTTTATTTGATTCAACCAAGAAGAAAATTCTAACATTCTACTCAGAATCCAATTAACATGTTCTTGAGGTAAAACACCTAAACTTGAAAGGGGAACAGCTCTATATGGTAATATGATTTTTAATTCGTTATCAGATATTTTGGTAATAGATATTGGTAAATATTTTTTAAAATGTTCTGAAGATTTATCTTTCAGATTTGTTAATATATTATAATTATATAATGAAATTTTATTTAATTCAGGTTTTCCTTTAAGGATTAACTCTGTTACAATAGGTAATTCTTTTACTCCAAGAACTGATTTAATTGTTGATAAATTATCAAGAATTGATGCATCAATAATTTTATATTTTATTTCTCCTGAGTCATCATTATGTTTACTTCCTTTTTCTATTTTAGAAACAAATTCTGCAAGAATTTTAAATGCTTGTTCTGCTTCGGTTGTATTACAATGGTCTGGATGAATAAGCATTGCTAATTTTTTATATTGATTTTTCCATACACTCAAATCGGGAAAAACATCAACTAATGATTTAGCATTATTAATTAAGTTTATTGCTTCGTCTTTTGTCATATTTAAAATTTTATTTACCATCCTCTCAAAATACTATTGATTTTATGAATCATTTCCCAATCACGTTCCAATTTAGCATCTTCTATGGTTTTAATATTAAAATATTTTTTTATTTCTAACCAATCTGTTTCAGCATCAAAACCAGCCTTATCTTCAAATAAGACATTATAATATGGTTTATCCTGATAATAACCATATGTTGTATCTTTAGCATCTTGATTTTTATTTATATGCAAAAAATTAATATTATTTTCTTTAAAAAATTGTAGGTAATTATCTATCTCATTGGGATATGAACATGTATATAAACCCATTTCAATATCTTTATGGTTTGAAAGAAATTGTAATACAACTTTAGCATGTTTATAAAATCTTTTAGGATCATTATTATTGTAATCAGGATATAATATTGTTTGATGAATATCAAAGAAAAAATATAATTTAGACCAACCTCTTTTTTCTTTTTCTACAAAAGCATTATTTATTGCATTAACTATTGAATTATTATATTTTTTCATTATTAATATGAATTTGTTTGATTATGTCAACAACTTCTTTTAAAATTTTATAGGCAGAATCTAAACCAGCTCTATCATCTAGAAGTAGATTATAAAAAATTTTTCCAGAACTACCAATTCCTTCAGGAAGATTTTCTGGATTTTTATTGATTCCTTCTACTTTAATTCCTATTTGATCACAATAATCAAGCATTAATTGAAATCTACTAGGTTTTGATGCTGTAAAAATGGTTACTTTAAAATTTAAATTATTACAATCTTTAATTAATTGAATAACATTGTTGAACTTATATCCTTGATTATGACAATCATAAAATGTATCATCAAAATCAATAGCTATAAATAATGTATTATGTTTTTTATAAACATCTAATAATCTTTTAACAGATAAATTATGTGAAAAATATGGATCAGTAATCATAAACATTTTTCTCTAATAGTTTCAATATCAGTTTTATTATATAATTCACCATTTAAAAAAACAGTTCTTAGTAAATCTGTTCCTTCTTCGTTTTCATTGACTGTTTTAAATTCATCATTTTGATCTTTTATCAATTTAAGTCTACCCATTTTAGAACGTTTACCAGAATCAGTGATTGGAGTTTTTTGAATTCCAATCCATTCACCAGTATACATTTGAACAGCAGATGCTTTAATTGCAAATTTTTGAGTATCTCTCGTAAGACCTTCTTCAAGAAGTCCACCACCAGAACCAACAGCCAAATTATCTGCAGACCATTTTAATCTGGTTAATAAACTATATAATTCAGTTATTGATTGTAAATTCATACCATCACCTTGAATAACTCGAACATGTGAATCAAGAACTTTATAACCTTTATCATTTATAGTACCACCAAATTTATTCCAAAGAATATCTAAAATTTTTGGTACTACTTCCATATAATCACCAGAATCTGGTCTAATAACTAATGTACCATTTCTTTTTAATACTTCTTCTTTTAGAATCCCACCCCAAATATTTTCACATGCATTATAAATATTATATGTATCCGAAACACATGCAATAGTACCTTCAAAATATTCATTTAAAAAATGACGATAAGCTTCTATTTCATTTTCTTTTCCAAAAGAACATATTATTGAATGTTCTGTTGCTGGAATGCTAAAACCAGACATATCTCCATTATAATAATTTTCTAACATTGTTATACCAGCAATAGTATCAGTTCCCATAAATGAAAGCAAATGTGCTGCAGAACCTAATCCTGCTTGTTCTTCACTACTAACTCCACGATATCCAAAATCATGACATTTGAAATTTATTGTTTCAGGTGTTCCAGTTTTCTCTAAAGCATCACTAATTCTTTTTCTTATTTCTCTTGATTGTGTTGCAACTGTTGTTGGATACCAAACTTTCATTAGAAGTGTTTCAACAAAATTTGTTAACCAATAAAATTCTGGATCGGTATTTTCTATTGTCATTAATACATTTCCAGTTGGAACTATCGAACCTTCTTCAACTGCTTTAATATGTAAAGGTAATTTTCCATCATATTTTTTTAATAAATTTCTCCAACCATCACTATTAAAAACATCATTTCTTCCAAAATGTTTTTTACAAAAAGTATGAGCATCTTCAATATCGTTTTGAGTGATTACTTTACCCTCTAAAAATTTTTTTAAATAGTATTGTAATCCAAAAAATAGAGTATATGGAAATTTACCACCACGACTTTCAAGATATGAATAAACTTTTGTAACATTTTTATTATAAGCAAAAGCGTGACTAAATTTATAACTATCTGTTAATAATATTAAATTTTCTTTTTTCATAATTAATTATATTTTTAGATAAACAATTTACTAGCTAAAATTCTATGTTCTGGAACAAACATATCTAAATTTAAATTTTTAAAATTAAACCATTGTAATTCTGAAATATCATCCCGTGGTTCTATTTTACCAGAAATGTATTTTGCTTTATATAATCTGGTCATAATTTTTCTATCTTCTTCTTTAGAATATCTCCAGTCATTAATTTGAGCAGAACAAACAAATTCATATGGTTCTATTACTGAATTAGTTTCTTCATATGCTTCTCTGATACATGCAGCATAATCTGAATTATCTTTAACATCAACAAAACCACCAACAAATCTATGTAATCCTTCTGGATCAGAAGGTTTTCTTGCTAATAGAATTTCGTTTTGATCATTTAATATTGCAACATCAACAGTTGAAAAAACAATTGGATATTGTGAATATGTTGCATAAATAACTCCAGCTCTAAATTCATTTGTTGATAATATTGTTTGTGAAACATTTTTTCTAATTGATGTACCAGATATAAAATGTTTACTTTCAAGTTCTATTGTTTTGTGAATACCTTTATAGTGTGGAATAAAAGAATCTCTTGATCCATAAAGAGTAACATCACCAATTTGGAATACTTCTTTAATTCTCTTATCTATTTCTTTTGACCAAGCAAAATCACTGCGATTATCATGAATAGGTAATATAGCACTTATTTTCTCACCATAAATTTGATCAATCATTGCTTTCCTTGTTGGAAAGTCTAAAGGATTTCTTTTAGAACCTAAAACTGGTGAAACACCTAAAAATAATATAACTTTTCTATGATTCTGAATAACAGTATCAATTAATGCTCTATGAGCTTCATGTAATTCATGGACTTGAAAACGACCAATTATACATCCAATTTCTGTATTATTTTCCATATATAATTTTAAATACTTTAATTTGTGTTAAAATTACACAAATTATTTTAAAAAGCAAAAAATAAATAAAATATTTTAAAACCTAAAATCAAACCCATTGATCTTCAATGATTTATATTTTTCATTATTGAATTTAAATAAATTACCTTTACGACCTTTTGAAGTCGTTTGATTTTTTTCATCTAGAAATTCCAAAATTTCAATTTTCAAAATTTTGTTATTAAAATTTCTTCTTTCAATTTCTTTATCTAATATTGTTGAATAAAGTCTATGAAGTTCACCTAATGTAAATTTTTCGGGTAATAGATCAAAACCAATTGGTTCATATTTAATTTTATTTTGAAGTCTTGTTAAAGCATAATCTACAATTAATCCATGATCAAATGCAAATGTATTTACTTTAGATATTATATTTTTAACTGGAATCCATTTAACTTCAGATGCTTCAATACCAGCAATTAAACTATATTTGTCTGGATTTATTAATCCATAGTATGCAAGACTTATGATACGTTCTCTTGGATCACGATTTGGATTAGTGAAAGTATAAAGTTGTTCTAAATAATTAATTTCGATACCTGTTTCTTCTAATAGTTCTCTTTTAATTGCATCTTCTGCAGTTTCATTATCTTTAATAAAACCTCCCGGTAATGCAAAATAATTTTCAAATGGTTTAAAATTTCTTTTAATCATTAAAACATTTAATTTGCCATCTTTATATGCAAAGACAACAGCATCTACAGCTAGTTTCATTGTTCTATTTTATTTTCGTTTAAAATTTTGAAGGAACAAACATTTAATAAAATTAATTTATGATTAAATGATTTAAGTTCAGGTACTGATGATCTATTACCATTATTTTGAATAAAAAGATACTTTGATTCACCATCAATTGTTGTAAAAATGGTATCAATTTTACCATTACAATATTCAATTTCCATTAAAACTTGAGTTTTAATTTTTAATTGTTTATATGAAAAATAAACACAAAGCACGAAAAAAAATAGGCTTAATCCTATTGCTACCTTAAAAAATAAATTAATAAAATCAAATTTTTTTTCCATAAAAAATCATTTTTTCAAAGATAATAATTTATTATTATAATCTATTGTTTTTGTGCCAGAAAATTGTAATTATTATTAAAAAGACTTAAAATGAAAAAAAAACTAGTTAGCTTAATAATAATTGTTGTTTTAACATTTATTACACATAATTGCAAAATTTTGATGCATGATTATCAAAATCCATGTACTAAAGGAGAATATTATGATAGTATTTCATGTGAAAATTGGAAAAATCAATTCCCTAATGAGTTTAAAAACTATAAAAAAAGAATAGAAAATCAAAATTAATCTTACTATTTATTGGTGTAAATAAAATACACCATATTAATGGAAGAAAACATTATTCGTTTAAATAGTGCAAAAAATATCAAGACAGTAAATGTTGACATTGAAGACAAATTAGTTCTAGAATCAACTAATAAACAACTTATTGAATATGATATACTATCATCATTACTTGTTGCTCAACAAGCAGATTTAGAAAGACAAGAAACATTAAAATTCAGAATATATGGAAGAGTTGATTATGTTTCAATGTTACATAGACTTAAAACAAATTTTACTAAAATTAGTGATTTTTTCGATAGAAATCGAACAAATAATTCTAGAAATTTAATTAATAATTTTGATATTTATTTGATTACACCATATACTGGAAATACTTCTTTTAATAATGGAAATTATCTTACTAATTATAAAGTAATTGCAAAAAATGATGATATTGATATAATTTATGGTGGATATGGTGTAAATATTTTTGGTGACAGAAATTATATATTTACTAATGGTTTAGATCAAACAACATACAATATGGTAGATAGTTTTAATAAACCAATTACTAAATTTTATTTATATTTTAATTATAAATCTATTCCTAATGGAATGGATATTCCACAAACAGTAGAAAGAAAAGAATTCGATTCTTCTTCAAATGAAAATAATTTTACATTAGTTAATTTACCATTAACAAATTATAATATTGGTGATATTGTGTATGGGGATTTAGTCTCATATAATAAAGAAAATTTTTTAGAAAATATAATAAATGAACAAGAATATTATATTACAATACCTTATGATACTAATTCATTAAAATTTAAATATCGTCCATTTCTTGAAATTAAATTAAGAGATTTCTCCAGTGTTGATTCAACTGCAAATATAAGTGCAACTACAGTTAGCAATATTACAATACCAGAGTATGCTGTTGCATTAGATAATAATGGAAATTATTTATGGAGAGATTTGCTAGATTTTGGTTATATTGAACCAATTACCAATTTAGGTGTTGATTATCCATTTTTGAATGGATCACATTATGTATATAATAATTTAATATTAAGTATAGTTCCAGATTTGACCCATGAAAATACTGCCAATGTATTTAGTGAAATAAAATTTAGTGAACCTATTCTTATCAATACAATACCTTCTACAGATATTAATGGACTTGGAAAATTATGTTAAACACAGATAAATATAAAATAAAATTGAATCAATTAGTTGGTGCTAATGATAATTATATCAAAGTTTCATTGAAAAATGATGGTTTTGATTTTGTTGATTATAGTGAAGATAATACTGATTTATTAACATCATCCAAAGAAGAAAATGTTAATCCATTTGATGATGGTGAAAAAAAAATGTTTAGACCTATTGAAGGTGATTATACTTTTACTTTTAATTTTTTAGATAATAATTATTGGAATAGATATACATTTACTAAATTTGATTTAACTGAAGATATATTAAATTTAAGTGAAAGTTTTATTAATAGTTTTTATGTTGTTCAAGTATATGATACATTTAATAGCAAAAATCAAATATTATTATCTACTGGTTATTATAATGTTTTTAATTTTGCAAAAATTGCCAATCAAACCAACAATAATATAAGTACACACATTATTAATTCTTCATCTGAAGCATTACAAATATATTTACCATTAGATTATATTAATTCATTTACTGGTAATACTTTTGATATATATATTAGATATTTTTTTTATAATGCTAAAAGTGGTGCCTTTATACCTTTTTATAATAAAGGAGCAACAAATTTACCATCCCCAACTACTCCAACAATATTAGTGAATAATGAAACAGATATTTATTTAAAAGTAAATGTAAATAAATCAACTAGAAAATATGACTTATCAGCAATGTCATTATATTTTAATCAATTTAATAATCCAGAATACAATAATCTAATCAATTCAACTGTTGAATCAATTCCGTTAGAAAAACCAACATATCCAAGTGGAACATCGTTTACATCTAATGGAAATTATGAAACTTTGAGTATTTAAAATAGTATTTATAATAAAATTTAATAAAAATGGATAAACATATCAAAAGAATACTAGAGATGTCTAATTATGATCCTAAAAAGGGTAAAAAATATATTAATGAATCTTTAGAAGAACAACAACCAGTTGCACAAACCACTAATGCCACACCACCTACAAATCAACAACCACAACAAAATCAAGCACAAATTGATGCTAATTTTGAAAAAGAAGTGGATAGTGCTTTAAGTCAAATAATGAAAGAATTACCACAGCAAGTACAACAAATTGCTAAAACACAAGGTGATAAAGATGGACAATTAGAACCCATTGGTCAACAAAATCAACAACCTGCTGCACAACAACAAACACCAGTTGCAGAACAAGAATTAAGTGAAGCAATTCTTCCATTGGTTGCAGGAGCTGGATTGGCATTACCAGCAATAACTAATTTGGTTGGTAAAAGTTTATCATTTTTGGGAAGTAAAACAGACAATCAAACAATACAATCAATAGGGCAAAAAGTTAGTCATGTTGGTGAGCATTTACATCATAAATATCTTGATGTATTAAAGGGAATATTAAGTCCATATATTGGTTCATTACCTCCAAAAACACAAGAAGGTGTAGTTAATGGTATATTTTATGCACTAGTTGCAGCTTTAGGTGCTGCAGGTGTTGCTGGTGCTACTCATGCAGTACATGGTGGTAATATCGGATTAGCCTCAGTAGAAGGTGGATTATCAACCGTTAAAGCATCAGAATTAATAAGTGCTGCAAGGAGTATTATTCCTAAAATATTAAGTCAGGTAGTATCATAAAACAAATTTAATTTTTATTAAAAATAAAAAGCCATAATAATTTATGGCTTTTTTGTTTCATTAGTATTAATAACAAATAATGGTTTTCTGATTGTTTTAACAATTTTGAAATCATCTTCATATTGTAAAAAACCTAAAAGTTTTATAGTATAGACTTTAACATAAAATCTATCACCATCAATATCTTCAACTGTTGATTCTTCAGAAATTCCCTGTTGAATTACTGGCATATAATTTCCTTTAACTAATATATATGATTGTAAACTTCTAAATGTTTTAATATATATTTGATCAAATTTATTTATATCGATAATATATTTTGAAAATAATCTTATTTCATATGTAAGATCAATATTCACTGGTTGGTTTATTTTATAACGTAAAAAAATTGTTTCACCTTCATCAACTATTGGAACATCTAAATATTTGAATAATTTTCCGTTTGGAATATTATATTTATTACCTATTCTTGTACCAATTTCGGTTTGAGTTTTTTTAATTGTTAGAAATGGTGTTGGTATATTCTTATCATCGTCAGTGAATTTCCAAGTTTTTGAAAATTCTCCCCATCGTTCATTTGATAAATAAAATGTTGGTACATCCTTTCCATCTAAAACAAGTTTTAAATCACCTTCTTTAACATAGTCTCTAATGGCCCTATCCAAATCTTTTATATCAATTGGTTTAGGTAAAAAAGTCGATTTTTCATCTGTTTTAGCTAATAATTCTTCAATTCTTTTTTTCCCATATTGAAATGGTTTATCATCATCTAATTTGGGTGGATTAATGTTAATATTTATTTTTTTTCTTTTTGACATTGTTTTTATTATAAATACCGTTATATTTGTAAATCATGTTGTTAAAAAAACAAGTAACAGAAAATTGCATAGAAGCCCTTTTTAATTCTAGTAATTTATTTAAAACCTTATATTTTAAAAATAAAAAACTTCTTTATGTTTTCTTTAGAAAAGGTGGAGTAATTTCATATTCTAATGTTTCTTATGAAGATTATGAAAATTTTGAAAATGCAGACTCTCAAGGAGAATTTATGGTAAGAAACATACAAAAAAATCCTAAAAAATATCCATTTAGAAAGGAATATAAAATGAAATTATTTGAAATTGAAGATTTAACAAAAGAAATTGATCATTTATTATTAAATGAAGATGAATAATATAGAAAATATTGATTTAATTCAAAAATGCTTAGAATTTTATGCTAATGAAGAAAATTATTCTGGTTTAATTGAATTAGATAGAGGCAAAATGGCAAGAGAAACATTAGAAATTATTGATCTAATTTTTAAAGAAAATAATCAATATATTAATCAATCAAATGATGAAAAAATTATTGAAGATTTTTTAAAAAATATTGATGATTTTAAATCGTATTAATAACAACATAAATATTAAAAATGTCAATTTTAACATTAAAATCAAATAATCCTGATTTTTCTTTTGTAATACAAAAACGTCCATTTATTCCTTCAGAGGAATTTAATTCAAACGAAAAGAAGCCAATTCCAATGTTAATTAAAACTCTTAAGGAAGGATTGTTATTTGGATATTTTTCAATTAAGTCTAATGACACTTATGTTATTTATTTTAGAGATGGATTTGATGAAATATCATTTAAAAAATTTAAAGATGAAGAATTTGAATATTTGAATCTTACAAGATATAATTCTTCTATGTTTATGTCTTTAGCAATTAAAGAATATTTTGGTCATTTAGAAAATAATAAATATGAAGAATTTGAAAAAGATATTGAAGGTTATGAAAATGAAATGACCATTAATATGGTTCATGTTGGTATTTCAAAATATCTTTTATTTTTTAAAAAATCATTTCCTGATTATTCTTTAGAAGAAGTTATACAATCAGGTAATAATTATAAATTGATAATAAAAACAAATAAAACACTTCATCATTTAATAAATTATGCAAGTTTACTTTCATTATTTTTAGTAATGATTAATGATAATGAATATCTATTTGTTAAAGAAGATTTAATTGAAAGATACATAAAAATAATACAAACATTAGATGCACCATATTATATTAAATATCTTTTTAAATTGAGATTATTTAATGAAAGAAGTAATCTTTTTCAAAAATTCAAATCTCAATTAGAAAATAGTAAAAGTGAAAAGATAGAATTTAAATTTGGAGACACACATATCCAACGAATAGATTATATTAATAATATTTTGAATTTAAAAAATGAAATTATTGATATTGGCTGTGGTGAAGGACGTTATGCTTTAAAATTTGCACCAAAATTAAATGAAGGAAAATTTTATCATGCAATTGATATAGATGAAGAATCATTAAATAAATTAAAAATTAAAGCCGAACGGAAAGGCATTGATAATATTATTTATTACCAATCATTTAATTCTTTTATTGATGAATTTGATGATAATGAAAAATATGATATAATATGCTCTGAAGTTATAGAGCATATGGCAATTGATGATGTAAAAATTTTTCTTAAAGATTTATTTTTCTTTTGTAAAGAAAAAATTGGTACAACTGTAGTTATTACAACACCAAATGCTGATTTTAATAAAAATTATAATATGGAAGGAATGAGACATGATGATCATAAATGGGAATATGGGAAATCAGAATTCCAATCATTTATGTTAACTGAATTTACAAAGTATGGTTCATTTAAGTATGAATTTATTGATATTGGAGATTCAGTAAATGATGAAAGTGTTACACAAGGAGTAATTATCAAATTTTAAATTAAATGGATATTTTAAAAATAAAACCACAATCTATAATTCTTTATATTGGACCAACTAATTCTGGTAAATCGTATTTTACAACAGAATTTTTAATTCCAAAACTTAGAGAAGAATTTAAAGAGATGAATAAACCAATAAATATTCAATATATTTCTTCAGATAATATTAGAAGAGAACTTTTAGGTTTTAATCCATTTACTGATAAAAATTATATTAATAAAAATGATGATAGAATGAGTTATGTTAGTGCAAAAGCATTTTCATTACTTAGTGAAAAATTAATTGCTGTAACCTCATTTCCAATGAATGCAGATTTTGTTATTATTGATACAACTGGTCTTGCTAAAGAATTTAGAGACGAAATGGAAGAAATTGCAAAAAAAGTAAATTATACATTTTGTCCAATTGTTTTTGATTATAGAAATCGGGAAGATTATTTTAAATATGCAACTAATAATGATTCATTTGGAAAAAAAATTATATCGAATAGTTTAAAAAAATTTAAAGAAAAACAAGCAGAATATACAAAAAAAATATATCCTAACCTTCAAAAAATAAAAACAATTAATTTTTCAGAAATTCAAATTGAAATTGAAAATAAAGAATGGTATAAATCATTTTTTTTATCTGAAAAAGATGAATATACAATTATAGGAGATGTACACCAATCGTATCAAGAGTTAAAAAATTTGTTAATTAAAAATGGTTTTACTATTGATGAAAATGATTTAATAATAGATTAATATGAGTTATTGGTTACAATTTATAACTATTATAATTTTAGTTACATTGTCAGATATTTGTTGGACAATGTATTTTATAAAAGTTGGTGAAAAGAAAAGTTTTGCAGCAGCATCATGGAGTTCCATTATTTTATTATTTGGAGCACTAACCACTATTAATTACGTTCATGATAAAACGCTTATTATTGCAGCAGCAATTGGTGGTTTTATTGGAACATTTATTTCGGTAGAATATAATAAACGAAAAAATAAGGAATGAAAAAAATAATAATTAATGGAGATTTTTTAGATAAAGGTGTTGATTTAATTAACACTATTGAATTTATATATAAAAATTGGAAAAATGGACGAATTTTATTAACCATTGGAAATCATGAAAATTATGTTTATAAAGCCTTAAAAGGACAACTTATTAATAGAGATAAAGAATTAGAAAAATTATTTTTTGATTCAATTAATATTTTAGAAAAAAATGAAATTTTAAGAAATAAATTTTTTGAAATATTTGAAGGGTCAAAAGAATTTTTAACACATAGAGATTTTATAGTAACACATGCACCATGCAAGGAAGATGTTTTAGGGAAAGTTACACCAATAGCATTAAAAAATCAAAGAAATTTAATATATCCTAAAAGAGCTGATTTTGAAACTGATGATAAATATAATGAGGAACTTGAAAATTATTTTTCTTTTTTAAATAATGAAGCTAAATTTAATAATCCTCTTCATATTATGGGACATGTTGCAATTAAAGAGGTTGTTAATTTTAAGAACAAATATATGATAGATACTGGATGTGCTGCAGGTGGCAGACTTACATCTATTCATATTAATAAAAATGGGAAACCATATATCCAACATGTTGATTCATTATCTAAAAATAATAATCTGAATGATATTGTTTCAATATATAATGATAAAGATAAAGTATATAATTTATCACAATTAGAACCTGAAGATCGTACCAGAATAAAATACTTAATTAAAGATAAGATAAATTTTATTTCAGGTACAATGTCACCATCTGATAAAAATGAAGGTGAAAATGATATTGAATCATTAAATGAAGCTATTAAATATTATCAAAATTTAGGTATTGAAAAATTGATACTTCAACCTAAATATATGGGAAGTCGTGGAAATCTTTATCTTTTTAAAGATATTGAACAAACATATCTTGTATCCAGAAATGGATATAAAATAAAAGAAAATTATATTTCGCACGAAGAAATTATTAGAATGGCAAAACCATATTATGAAAAATTTATTGAAAAAGATACTAGGATTAAAATGATTCTGTTGGACTGTGAAATTCTTCCTTGGAAATTAATGGGAAAAGGATTAATAGATCAACAATTTACTTCTATTGGAGTTGGTGTTAAAAGTGAGATTAATTTATTAAATGAAACTGGATTTGAAGTAATATTAAATTCTATTAAATATAATAATGAATATCTTGAATATATAGATGATATTAAAATAATGAATAAAGAACAACTTACCACTAAATATGGTAATACTAAAGAAAGAACATTTCGTAATTATAATTCTTATATTCATATTCCATTATTAGAAGAAAAAAAATATATTGAAAATTATGATAATCAGGTTTATTTATATACTCATTCTGACATTAAAAATGAAATTAAACCATTTTCTATATTAAAAATTGTATATGAAGATGATACTGAAATAACATTTGAAAATCAAAGTAATATTGAAATTTTTGAAAAATTAAAAGATGATGATACTATATATGGTATTTTAGATTTTAAAAAACAAAAAGATGATAAAAATTATATGGTTGATGTTTTTCAAAAAAATATACATTTAATAGATAATATTGATAATTTTTATAATTTAATTACGTTAAAACTTGGTATGGAAGGTGTTGTTGTTAAACCAGAAAAGGTATATAACAAAGGCATTGCTCCATATTTAAAAGTTCGTAATAAAAATTATTTAACCATTGTTTATGGTCATAATTACAAATTTGAAAAAAAATATAATAAACTTTTAAGGAAGAAAAATATTAAAAGAAAATTAAGAACATCAATTTCTGAATTTGAATTAGGAATTAAAATGCTTCAAACTCCATATCATTTAATAAATGAAGAAAATGAAGATTATAAACAATTACTTGCTCAAATGATTATTGAAATAAATACCGAACAAAATATTGATCCTAGATTATAGTAATTTATGAAAAATAGAATTTATACCATAAAAAAAGTAATTAAAAAGAATAGAGATAGTTATTTAATTTTTTTTAAAACACAAAATAAATTTATTTGGTGGTTATGGTGGAAAAATGATTACTTTGGAAGTAATTGTAATTTTATTTATTATGATTCATTTAATAATGCTATTGATGCAATTAAAACTTATGAAAAATTATCAAGGTCAAATTATGTAATAAGTTATGAAGATTAATTAATATTTTTTGTTTGATTTCTAGGGACAGTAATATTTACTGTCCTTTTTTTTTAATTAAAAATTTGATATTTTAATTAAAAATATTAATTTTGTTATGTGAATGATGAAATAAAAAAATTATTAATTAATAATTTTAAATTTGCAATTAGTAATATTTATGAAACATTGCAATTTGGAAATGTAGAATCTGATTATTATGTTATTATTTCATCAGATCATTTTCCCTTATATAAGGGAAGACTTA